TCATCCGCAATATTGGCCTGCTCGTTCTGGCGACGATCCTTGCCCTGATTACGGCTTTTTTTTTTTTTTTTTTTTTTTTTTTTTTTTTTTTTTTTTTTTTTTTTTTTTTTTAGGAAAAAAAAAAGACCCAACCGCCCGCCGTGTCCGACCCTGCGCCCGCCCGTCGGCGTAGCCGTCGCCGTCAGGTCCGTTCACGACGCTCGCGCCCCCCCCACATGGGTAGTCTACAAGTATACAGTATACATTTTGCATACACTTTGCATACAAACATACGCTTTCGAAGAAAGCGAGCAAAAACGCACACTTAGCGCATTTCGAGCATTTCGCGCAAAGCGCGAAAAAAGAGTCTACACACATACACTTTACACATACATCGCATACAGTGTACGCTTGTATACTCTTTTGCGCGTTTCACGCGCAAAACGCGCCCGCTTTCGCGCAAAGCGCGAAAAAAGTCCGCTTCATTCTACCCACCCTCGTCGCGCACCGCGATGCGATCGCACGATGTGCGAACGGCTATTTCTTCTTCTTCTCCGCTCCAACGATTTCGTCCAACGAAATCCCCAACGCCTCTGCCATTGCCCGCACATCGGCGAGGGCTTTTTCCCGCTCTTGCGCGAGAATCTGTTCTTTTGGATCTCGCTTCTCCGCGCTCACGCGGGTCCGTTCGAAGAGTTTGAATCCGGGCACGATTTCTTTCCGAATCTTCCAATCCGAAAGCGGGGCGAGAGTTTTTCCGCCAACTTTGGCGCGTCGCCCGGCATCCTGCCGGCGAATCCCATCATAGGTTTCCAGCGTGAGGATGATCTTTTCTTCCCCCAAGTATTCGGTCCATTCCTTAAGCGTTTCAGGAATCGAATATTCGCAATCTTTCAATTCCCACTTCGTTCCGTTCTCCAACTTTGTCGAAATTGTGATCTTCATGGATTTCATTCTACTCTCCCTCTGCGCGCTTTGCGCGCTTCGATGCAGCTACGTAGCATCGCTACGCGCTTCTTGGATTGGCTTGAAACGAACGGTCTGTTCAAGAATCAAACGAGCCTGTCTGGAATACTAAATATCAAAGTCTACGGATATCCAATCATACCTTAGTGCCAAGCTAAACACTACTATCTCAAGGTTTGAGTCTTTGTAAACACAACGGTAAATAAACCAACCACTATCATTGATCGGATAATCCCAACCAGTAAACTTTCTTCGGTGTCTAAATGTACCTCTCATCGAACGCTCCTTTGCGCATCGCGCAAGTAGGCTCGTTCGATTTTCGAACAGACCGTTCGCTTTAGCGAACTAGACAACGAGGATGAGTAGAATGAAACGGACTTCTTTCGAGCTTCGCTCGAAGAGCGCTTCGTTACTGCGCGGTGTTTACGCGCAAGAAACGCGAAGCGTGTCTGCTAGACACTATCGTCATACTCAGTGAGCGAAGTTCAGATCGCGCTTGAGAGCTGTTTAGCGCTCTCTCAAGCGATCGCTTTCTAGCGACGTGCTACAGCACGTCGAGCGAAAGAACTCGCTCTCACACACGCTCTGACGCTCTCTCAGACGCATTGTGCAGCTCTGCTGCACAAGCGTTGCGTGTAGTCGAGATGCTAGTTGAAAAGCAGTATGTCAAAGAACCCGTAAGAGTGTGAGCTTTCGCTCGCTGCACTTGCAGCGAACTGCGTTCGCTTGCAGCGAACTGCTCACTTGCTGAGGATACTATCAGAATGGTTCACTCTTGTCAACTATTCGAGTTCCGCCGCAACGCCGCTCGCACTCGGAAGCGCGATGCGCCTGAAATGAGTCACATGGAGGGCCTGGCCTTAGGGGAAATGAGCCCCCGCTCGTTGGGTGCAGGAAAAGTTGGAGTGCGAAAGGGTATGACTCTTGTTAACTCTTGTGAGAACTTTCGAAGTCAGGTGCGTTTCGCATTCTGCGAAACAGAATGCGAAATAGGTGTGTTCGACTTTCGAACAAGCCTATTTTCGAGCTCCGCGCGAATTGCGATTCACAATTCTGCGAATTGCTGGGTCGGTGTAGTGAACAAGAATGTTATTAATACACATGAATAATATTACTTGCTTTTTCAAGACAAGTGTGCAAAAGTAGATAGGAAGAATTAGAATTAACAAGAGGAGCCGAACGAATGGAGTTCTCAGTCGACCGACCAAACCGACCAAACCGACTAATTCCAGAAAACTGGCCTCCGCCAACGAGTGAGGCCCTAACCGTTTTCGCCCTAGCGCTTGTTGCACTCGCATCGGTTTTTCTCGACCGAGCAACAGAAGTTGCGCTGCCAATAGCGACCGGGCTGCTCGGTTACTTGCAGTCAAATCGAAAGAGCTGAGAGGAGCACGAAGTGCCAATCGTTTCCGCCTTCCATAAGTGTCTAACAGCGCAAGCCGAACTCACGTTTCTCGCGCTAACCGTTTGGCGTGAGGCTCGCGGAGAGAGCGAAGAATGCCAACGAGCCGTTGCTTTTTCGATTCTTAATCGGGTTGCTCGACCGGCATGGTGGGGCTCCGACATCTGTTCGGTACTATTCAAACGCCTTCAATATTCCAGTCTTACGTTCAAGGGCGACCCGCAGCTCACGACTTGGCCCTCTGATTCGAGCGACGCAAGTTGGCTCCGCGCGTTGCGGATTGCGTGCGAAGTCCTAAGCGGTTCTAGTGAGAACCCCGCGCCAGGCGCAGACTCCTATTTCGACACTTCAATCAGCGCCCCGTGCTGGGCCACGAAAGAGAAATTCGTTCGGCAAATCGGCCGGATTCGCTTCTTCGACATCGACTCGGATCATGAGGACATACACTGATACGGAGTAATCTCCAGCTCCGCTCCGCTCGGCGCTTCGTTCCTAGCACACAGCGAGGCCAAATTGCCGAAGGCGAGAAGTGGCTGCTGGATTGTTAGCGAGAGGCAAGATGGGTGGAAGCCATTGTGAGTGGTGACTAGGCACTGCCGCTACCCACCCATTGCCGAAGCTAAACAAAGGAGAAAGAAATGGAACTCAAAGAACTCTGGACCGCCCGGGGTGGGCAGCTTTTCTTTCCTGAGACTTCTGAACCTTCCAAAGAAGACGGACTAAACGAACCAACAAAGCCGGCTTGTACATTCCCTGAACAAGCCTAAAAGTAAGGAGCTTAAAATGGGCCGTCAAGCGTGTGAGGAACGAGCCTATCAGCTTAAAGATCTAAACAATTCCCACCATGAAATCATTCGCCTAAGCTTACTCGGTTTCAAGCCGAAGCAAATTTCCGAGTTGCTTGGTGTAACCGAAGCAACCGTTTGCAATGCTACGAACGGCTCAAAAGGTCGAATGCAACTAGCCATTCTTCGTGGCGTCCGCGACGCCGCAACTCTCGACATTGCAAAGGATATTCAAGATTTCGCCGCAGAAGCGTGGGACATAGCAAAGGACCTAATTCGAGATCCAAACCAACCCAGCGCTCTTCGCTTAAAATATGCCTTCGAAACAATAGGCATCGCAGGTCATGTAAAGCCGCAACGAGTCCAAGTTCAGGGAGCCGTAGCACACTTAACTGGGGATGAGGTGATAGCCATCAAAGAGCGTGCGAAACAACGCGCAATTGAAAGTGGCATTGTGGATGTAGAATACATCGAACGGTCTGTTCGAGAATTGAACGACCCTCAGTAATAGGAGATCTAATGCCTACAACTTCTATAGTTCCAACAAAGCTTATTCCAATTGCAGGAAGTAAACTTGTATCGATTTCTGGTAGTGCTGAACCTCTCAGTGACGTGAGTATTAATATTCGGATGCTTTATGTAAGAGCAAAAACAACAAATACTAATAATATTTACTTTGGCACCTCTACAGTAAATAAGTTAACCGCGCCACAGATTATCTTAACTGCTGGTCAGGATGTATCAATAGACCTAGCCCAGTCTGATTATTGTATAGATCCTAGTAATTTTTACATTGATTCGGAAATTGCTGGTGAGGGTGTGGATTTTCTTTATGTATAAGGAATAAGCCTATGGCCATAAAAAAGGGAAGTCCTTCTGCTGTAGCAGCAAATGTTTTTAGCGTGGAGGCGTCTACTGGCATTATGACCCTCCTTAATACTAAGTTAAGAATGACAGGGCATCACTTGTCAAGCCAGGCTCCTGGTGCCACTTTTTGGACCACTTATGCTGGTACCCCAGTATCCGACAGCGGCAGCAACGGTACGGTTTACATGCCGGTTATCAGCGCTAAGGAAATGCGGGTAGTGACGCATGGCGTGGCCGGGGACGATCCTGAAGTGGAAGGCGATTTCACTCATGAATGGGGCGGTACGGATTACGATTACAACACCGTTCCCAATCAGGGTTACATGGCAAGTGCTTTGTACTACAAGACTGGCTCCATTGCCGCTACTCAGCCGGTAACATTCACGATACATCGCGGCCATGATGACACGGGACCTCTAGTGTATTCTCAGGCGTATCCAGCCTCTAAGTTTCCAGCCAATTCGGAAGTGAAAATTGACCTGCCGATCCTTGATTACTCTGAGGGCGCTGAGTTTCACGGGATGCTTATGAGCACGGCGAATTTCAGCCTCATCACAAATGCCGACTTTTCGCAACCTTGGAGGGCTGTTGATCGACAGAAGGAAGAGCATGTTGCGCTGCTTCCTGCCGATCTTGTGTTCCCCACAATTGTGCAGAGTAGTCCTGCTGCGGGAGCAGTTGGGGTTTCGCTCACTCCGACTATGAGCGCGGCCAAAGGCACGTATGTCGCTACCAAAACCCTTGACTACGATGTATCGAAAACTGAAGTGCAAATTCGTCGTGCATCAGATCAGGTGATTGTATCAGATCGGTCGCTTGACGGCGCCGTAGACGTGCCGACACTGATAAATCTCGCCGGTGTGACGCAGCATCATTGGAGGGCGCGCCACGAAATCAATAAAGACGGGCGTGTCATTCCCCTTCCGTGGGGATCGTGGCAAACATTCAAAACGACCTTCTTCGTCAACATTAACATCCGAACGACCGTAACCCGGAATAGTATAGTGCTCAACCTGGCTGCTGGGGATCTTATCGAGCTCAATGTGGGCGAGTCGGTTAATGCCTCTGGCTTTCAGTTTCATCTGAGCGGCGAGGCCATTGAATTCCCTCCCGCGGCTTACGATTCTGGAGGTCTACGTTTTCGTGATGACCTGGGTACCGAGCTGAATTTTATGGTTTATTCGTTGACGGGATCGGCTCCGAATCGCACAGCCAAGTGTCTCATCGAGATGAATGCCCGGACTATATCGACGGCTAAAGTGGTTCTCGTGGAGGTGCCCTAATGGCTGACAATGTATCCAAGGCAGCAAGATACTGGCCTACGCAAAATCCGTTAACCTTTGCTACTATAAGGCATTGGATTTCCACGGTGCAGGCCGCGAACACCCTGATAAATGGAAAGATTTCCTCTTTCACTAATCTCGGAAGTGGTGGAGCAAGAACACAAGCCACGGATGCAAAAAGAGCAGCACTGACGAATGGCGAAGCGGTGTTCACCGGAGTGCAGCAATACGACATGTCTTCGTTGGGTAACCCTAACGACACACAGCATCTGTTTGTAGCTGTCATTGATGTGCCTAATCCTGCTATTGCGGCGGGCAGCATCATTGAAGGTGCGTGGAACTCAAGTGGTTGGCGGGGGCATCTGGGGATAATTGTAGGCAATAACACGATTAGCTTTCAGTGGCCTACCGTTGCTAGCACTGGCGCAGGGACCAATCAAACTCTAAGGACGGGCAAGAGTATAGCTGTTCTGAAATGGTTGCCCGGGCCAAGCACAGTTAGCTTTCGATTGAATGGCATTCAGGTACAGAGTGTAAGCACGGTTGCCGGAGTAGACCCGACAAACACTCTAAATATCGGGTGCAATGCAGTATACAATTCCATTGTTGACTACCTCAGTAATGTCAATATTCTGGACTGCTTGCACTTACAAGGCGCCGCTGCCAATTTAACCACAACTCAAATAGAAGATATTGAAGGCTACTTGGCAGCTTTTAGCAACGTGGCTCTTAACTCTGCACATCCGTACTATCAAAAGCAGAACCGGACATTCACGAGCGCTGAAGTCTTTCTGAGCGCGGCATAGGGAGGGGCAAGAAATGGCAAGTAACGTTTCAAAACCCTCGACTGAGTGGCAAGGGTGGACACCGGCAAGCCTGCCCGGCCTTGTGATTTATGCCGATCCTGACACGCTTCCTTCGGATGGCTCGTATATTTCAACCTGGAATGCTGTCCACGGTTCGGGATCTTTCGCCTACTACGGTTCACAGCCCTGGCAAGTATCGGTCGGCGGTGTGCGCGGCGCCGCTTTCTCGAATGGTTTCAACACTTTCTTGACGCGAAACGTGGGGGATGTAGCAGCAAACAATTTCTCTTTCGGGTGCCTGGTCTATTCCAATACCGCGCAAGAGTGGAAAAATCCGATATCCCTTACGACTGGCTTTGACCCTGCTTCGAGGCAGCTTTGCCGGATCGAGACGGGAGGCGGGTCCACTGCTGCATATGGAGACGTTCAGGGAGTTTCCGTGGGTGGGGATCTCAACGCAAGCTCGTGGATTTTCGCCTCCATGCGAAACAGCACGGGCGGGAAGAGCTTTCAGCGGCAGGGTGTTCTTTCCGTGGCAGGCGGAACCAATGCAAGCGGCACGTTTAACCGATGCAATTTGGGGGCCAACTACTACGGCAATCGGTGGATGACATGCGTGATCGCGGCGGCATGGTTCTGTAGTCAGGACGTAGGTGTTGAGAATATCATGCGGCTGGAGCGGTATCTAGCTAATAAGCTTGGATTAATCGGCAATTTGAATGCAGCCCATTGGAATAAAACCTTTCCACCCTTCACAAAGCGTTTCTTGTGGGCAACTGAAATGTTTGTTAGCGTGGGTTAGAAACTAATAGGCTTGTTCAAGAATCGAACAGACCAAAAGGATCTTAGGTGCTTAAGCACTCTCCGGAAATACAAGACTTTTTAGGACTTTGTAGCCTCTCTACTCGGCTAACAGCAACTGAGCTGTTTCCTGATATTTTTTATTCCGAGTTTTCTGGTCTTCACGATCAAATTTTCGACCTGGTCGATAGCGGCTACAATAAGATAGCTATTGCCGCGCCACGCGGCCTTGGGAAGACTTCAATAGCTCGAACCGTTGCAGCAAAAGGAATCCTCTATCGGGACATTAACTTCTGCCTCTATGTCTCAAACTCTTCAACCGTTGCAGAAATGCAAACAGAGAACCTAAAGCGCGACCTAAGAACCAGTCCTATTATCCGTGAATTGTTTGGAGACATCAAGTATTCCGAAGCTGAGGGGCTCGATGACTCCTTTTCAAAACTAACCTGGGTCGCCTTTGGCAACACTCTCGTTCTCCCTCGTGGTGCTGGACAGCAAGTTCGAGGAATGAATTGGAACAATCACCGTCCTCAGCTTATAATTGTTGACGACCTTGAGAATAAGGAAACGATTCAAAATGAGGAAAACCGAAAAAAGCTTAAAGAATGGTTCTTTTCCGATCTTCTCCGTTGTGTAAACCATTACAAGAACGATTGGCGTATAATTTACATCGACACCATTAAACACGAGGATTCCCTTCTTCAGAACTTAATCGAACACAAGGATTGGAAAACACTAACCCTTGAGATTTGCGACGATGAACTCCATTCAAATGCCCCCAATTATATGTCCAATGAACAAATCCAGGCTGAATATAATGCCTACGAAGAAGCAGGAATGCTCGATACCTTCTTCATGGAACTCAGAAACATTCCTATTGCCTCTTCTGATGCTACCTTTCGCCGCGAGTATTTCAAATATTATACCAATGATTTTGAACTCGACGCAAACCATGATATTGAAAACGTAGTCCTTCTCGACCCAGCTAAAACTGTTAAGCCGCACTCCGCTGAGAGCGCCATTATTGGAGTTGGCATTAATCGGACAAATGGTGAGCTTTACATCCGTGATGTAATAGCAGCAAAAATGCACCCAGATGAGACGATAGACCAGGCCATTAACATGTGTCGCCGGCTTAAGGCCCGCGTACTCGCGGTGGAAGAAACAAGCCTAAATGAGTTTATCTCCTATCCAATCAAAGCAGCCATAGCTAAAAGTGGGCTTCAGCTTGAATACCATCCCCTAAACGCCCGAACTGGCAAGATTGAAAAACGTATTCCAGCTCTTGTTCCCTTCTATCGAAGAGGACAGGTTTTTCACAACAAAGCCGTTTGCACGGTAATCGAACAACAACTCCTCTCCTTTCCAAAATGCAAACGCTTTGATGCCATTGACGCGCTTGCTTACATCGTAGAACTCCTAGAACATGGTATGAAATACTTCTACAACGATGACGACCTTGAACCTTTTGATGATTGGAATGTAGGAGAAAAATCACTCCCAGAACTAGAAGACAACTGGCGTGTCCTATAAGAAAGGAGAGTTTAGCTTGCCTAATCCTTGTGAGTATCATGAAGACTTACTCTTAGCTCTACAAAAACTCTCTACTAATGTAGCTTGGCTGGCTAACATTGGAAAGTGGTTTCTTTCTATTATTACTGCTTTAGTTGTACTACTTACCCCTCTTATTATCGCCCTTTTGGTTTACATAGCAGAGATGGATAAGAAAATTGCAGTTACAACACAAGCTACTACCACAAATGCACAAAAGCTAGAGGAACACTGTAGGAGATCCCAAGATGGCCACTAAAGAGATTTCTTTCGGGTCTTATGGTCCTTATCTATATGACGATGCTGAGTTCTCAGATCTAACAGTTGACGCTTATACTTATAACTTTCCTCGCTCGGCCACTCCTGGTTACCTATACAATGATGGTACCGGGAATTTAGTCGCACAGACACCTTCAACTGCTACACATGCTTCTACGCATATTAAAGATGGTAGTGATGAAATAGACGGAGATCGCTTGGATATTGACTTTACTCCAACGAATTACTCTCCTGATAGTTCTCTGGCTGAAGCGGGAAATGTAGATCATTTAGCCGCACATCTTAAGGGAATTGATTCCGCCTTGAGTAGTGGTGGTGGTTTTGATTATGCCTTAGCGCAAGTGTTTGGTTATTAGGAGCTTTTATGGCCTCTACCGCAACAGCACTAATTATTAGCGAAAGTGTGTATGGAAAAGGCGTGAAAATCGCAGCCACAGCTAGTTCTGGCACACTTCTTCACACCGCTGTTGCTAGCACCACTACTCAATGTGATGAAGTAGTCCTACATTTTTACAACTCACATACAGCTAGTGTTGTAGTAACTGTGCAGTGGGGTGGGACTACAAGTCCAGACAATGATATTAAGTATACGGTGTTGGCACAAGACACAGTAAAGTGTGTTATTCCTGGTTTTCGTATCCAAAATGCCCTTGAGATTCGAGCATACGCCTCAGTAACAAATGTTCTAATAGCCTATGGGCAAGTTAATCGGATTACCAATTCGTAGGATTTTAGTATGATTGGTGGCTTTTATCGTTCACGAATTGTAGATGGTGTGTCTAAGGCAGCTGGAACTACCCCACAATTAACTAGCCTTATAGGAGCCACTGCTGTTAGCACAGTACTATTGCTTCATATGGACGGAACTAATGGTTCGACAACATTTACAGATGTTTGTGGTAAGGTTACCCAAGCTTACGCAAATGCTCAAATAAGTACTACTCAGAGTAAGTTTGGTGGCAGTAGTGGTTATTTTGATGGTTCTGGGGATTATGTGCTGTGCCAGTCATTTCCAATGCTTGGGGATTTTACAATTGAATTTTTTGGTCGTCTTGAGAATGTGTCAGGCGGACACTCTTTTGTAGCCCAACCTAAAGCCTATCAGATGCAATTTTTTATTAGGACTGAGAATGGTGTTTTATCTTTCGGTCCTGGTTGGCCTACAAGTTATACATTATCTATTTCCACCTGGTATCATATTGCCGTAACAAAAGCTTCTGGCCTCATTCGTTGTTTTGTTGACGGCGTACAAAGAGGAAGTACCGCAAACGACGGAGCCTATGGTTATGTGTATGATGGTAGTTCGCTAGTTCTTGGTAGGGACTGGGATGGGTCTTATAGCCTAAATGGTTATATTGACGAGCTAAGGGTTTCCAATTTTGCTCGTTATACTTCTGTTTTTACTGCTCCCACAGCGCCTTTTATATTAGACTAGTTAGGAGAGTTTTAATGCCTCCAAAAGTACAAGGATCAATCTATACTAAGTCTTATTCGAGCCTAGCGCAGGAGAAGTTTGATTACAATTATCCTGCTAGTCTTGACCTTTCTCCCGGCTCGTCTACACATGAGAAATTAAAACAGGAGCTTTTCATCTGTGCGCAAGAAAGCTACCGAATTATGCAGTCTCGCCACGCAAGCTGGAATCGTATAGACGAAAGTCTTACGGCTTATATTCCAGCAGACGAAGCAGAGCAAAAAGTTCAGGAAAAAGACACAAGGCGGCCTATTTCCATAGTTGTTCCCTACTCTTATGCAACAATGGAGACGGTGCTTACTTATTTGGTTGCAGCCTTCTTGCAGGACCCAATTTTCAAATACGAGGGAGTTGGCCCTGAGGATACGACCGGTGCGTTGCTTTTAGAACTTCTAGTCCAACAGCAATGCAATCGGTCGAAAGTAGGACTCCAACTACATACCATGCTTCGAGATGCGCTCGCCTACGGGATTGGCGTAGTAACACCTTCTTGGGATGAAGAATGGGGCCTGCGAGAACGTATTGTTGACAGGCCAAATTTTTCTCTTTTTGGGCAGGATGCTGGCTTTACAAAAACACGTAAGACGGTTGAAGAGCTTATTTACGAAGGAAACACACTAAGCAACATTGATCCCTACCGTTTCCTTCCTGATCCTTCTTATGGGATTGAGCAGGTTCAAAAAGGTGAATACACTGGCTGGGTAGAAACCATTGGATATATGGACCTACTTGAACAGGAGCGCCATGACCCTGACCTTTTTAATGTAAAATACCTAAGTCGTCTGGCAAGTCGGCGAAGTGCTATGTTCGCCACAGATGATTCGAATCGAGGTGTGAAAACAGGTGGCAATACTAGAGACCAAGTAACCGAGACAGTTTCTAAGCCTGTTGATGTAATACATATGTTTAAAAAGCTTATTCCAAAGGAATTTAATCTTTCAGGAAGTGCGTTTAATCCTGATGGTGAATATCCTGAAAAGTGGTATTTTCAACTTGCGGCCGATCAGGTAATAATTGCAGCCAAGCCTCTTGGGCTGAATCACAATCGCTTTCCTGTTTGCACTTGTGCTCCTGATTTTGATGGGCGTAGTGTAACTCCGCTTTCTCGAATCGAGATTGTTTATGGCTTGCAGCATACCCTAAATTTCATGTTCAACTCCCATGTTGCCAATGTGCGCAAAGCCATAAATGATATGTTAATCGTAGACCCCTATCTTATTAACATGGATGACTTGGCAAATCCTGCGCCTGGGAAGCTTATCCGTTTGAGAAAAAGTGCCTGGGGCCGTAGTAACGCAGCGAAGGATGCTGTTCAACAGCTTCAGGTGAATGATATCACCGCTAACAATATGCGAGATGTCTCAGCTATTATGGATGTTATGGACCGAACCTCTTCTGCAACGCATAATATGATGGGAGTTATGCGTCCAGGAAGCGAACGAAGAAGTGCTGCTGAGTTTCAAGGAACTCAGTCAAGTGCAATGAACCGGCTCGAACGAATAGCAAGGATGATCGGACTTCAGGCTATGCAAGATATAGGGTATATGTTTGCTTCACATACCCAACAGCTAATGACTAAGGAAACATACATAAAAGTAATAGGTGAGAATGAAAAACGTCTCACTGCCTATCTTGGTCCACGTGTTCAACAAGGTCGGATTGGTGTTTCTCCTTTAGACTTGGCGATTGATTTTGATGTCACCGTGCGTGATGGCTCAGTACCTGGAGGAAATTTCAATCAAACCTATGTCCAAATGCTTCAAGCTGTTGGAGCCAGTGAGGTCTTACAGTCTCGTGTAGATGTGTTTAAACTTTTTAAGTTTGTGATGAGTCAGACAGGAGCAAAAAATGTAGACGAATTTGAGTTGAGACAAGCACCTCAAATTCAAGCAACCACCATGTCAGACGAGCTAGTACAACAGGAGGTTCAAAGTGGGAATCTTGTGCCAGCCATGTGAGGCCGCGGAAGAGCAGAAGGGGTATTTGGCTAGTATTGAGGAGTGGAAGCGCTTTTTAATGAGCCGATGTTGGAAGGATCTTGAATTTTTTATGTCTGGGTCAGTTGAAGATGCAAAAGACCTTCTTTCTCTGGCCCCAAATGAGCGTAGTATACAGGAGTCTGACGAAGCACTTCGAGGTGGACTAAAAGTCCTACGAAGCGTCCTAGCTTTTCCAGAGGACCAAATATTGGAGCTAGAAAATGACCGTAGATGCGACGATACCAACCAGTAGTACGCTCGGAGCAGACCTTCCTTCGATTCTTCGAGAAACTCGAAGTGAGGTGAATTTACTCTGGTCTGCAATAGCCGCTGTAGGAGGTGGTGCTACTTACCAGACGATTGCTATTTCGGCCGGAGCCACAGAAATAGAGCTTTCCGGGGCTGGACTTCTTCATACCCTTGTCGCGAGCGCCTCTGTTGCGGTTGATATTGAGCAATTGACAGGAGGCACTGAAGGCCAGTATGTTGTCGTAAAAGCTGTGACAAGTAATATTACCCTTAAATACGATGCGACTAAGTTGGACCTTGGGGGAGATCAAGATTACCTAATGACTGCTAAGGATTTTATCATATTACTCAATGAAGGAGGCGACCCAGATAGTTCTGTGGATGGTATTTGGATAGAAGTTATGCGTTCTTATAGGGCTTAAGCCAAAGGAGGTAGTATGACGCCGGAAGAGCGGGAAGAATTGCGGAAGAAAAGAGCATCAGATATGGAAAGTGAAATACAGGAAATGGACCAAATTTACACAAAGGAGGACGAAGTAGGAGAATCTGAATCGTCAATAGGCGATGAGATAAGCCCAGCCATAGAAGAAGCAGCACCTGCGGTGGAGACCACCACAGAAGTAGTAGAAGCTTCTCTACCTAATGTGTCTGAGGCTTCGAGCGACGAACCGTCTGATTATGATTTCTCCTTCATTAACGACCTTGCTCGTGAGGCAACAATAAAACAGTCTGAGGCTAGTACGTCTTTAGAAGCCTCCCAGCCTACAACTGTTGCAACTCCGATTCATCGTCCTGCTGTAGCAACTGTGCAGGAGATGGAAGAAGCCTTTAACAGCCCCGAAAAGTTCTTAGAGCTTTTGACTAAGGTTGAACAACGAGCTACCGAAGCAGCCCTGCTACAATTGCCAAAGGTTTCCCGACAAGTAGCAATACAAGTAATCGACCATGCTGAAATGGTTTCTAAGTTTTATCAGGCGAATCCTGAACTTGTCCCTTACAAGGATTTCGTAAGTTATTGTGCAAGGCAGGTAGAAGCCTCTCATGTAGATTGGCCACGGGAGAAGGTTCTGGAAGAAACAGCAAGGCTTGCTAAGAGCCGCTTGCCATCTTTGGTTCGAGCGAGTCGTGCGTCTCAACCTAAGCCAGCCTTGCCTGGAGGAGGGCGGGTTTCACAGAGGAGAAGTTCGGTTGGGAGAACCTTGAGTGCGTTGGAGCAGGATATCGCAAACATGCCAGATTCTTTCTAATTTAGGTAAGGAGTAACAAATGCGAGAACGCGGGTTTATTCAGCATTATGGAAACGGGATCGAGGAAAAGGTAACAATTACGACTGATGCCACTGGGTCCTACTCATATCAACTTCGTCCGTGGGAACGAATTGTTGAGGTCGTTTCGACCGCCGGAATTGGAACAATCAAAATGCCGCCTGTTGCTGAGTGCAAGGGGATGGTTTTTTCTATTACCGAGCTACTCGGTACGAATGACATTACCATTACAGAATACTCCTCAAATGAGTCTTTGGACTGGAACGCTCCCGGCGCACTGACCGCGGCACTTGATCGCGTGGTTCTACAGAGTGACGGAAAGAGATGGACGATCATTTCGCCTGATTATACAACGTAAAAGGAAGAACAACTTAGGCTTGTTCAATTCTCAAACGAGCCTAAGAATAAAAGAGAAGGGAAAAGAGATGCGAAAAAAGCTTGGCGCTTATTTGGTTCTTTTCATGCTCCTACTGCTCGGTACCTTTCCTTGTTCCGCCTGGGCCTCCTACTTGGGGGATTTTGCAAAAGCGGGCATTGACGTAAGCGGAAATACGCTTACCGTAACAAATCCCAGAAATTGGAAAGTTGGGAATGGCACACCGACTGTGACAATGAATGGCGAAGATTGTTACGTTGAAGGCACCTTTGAGGTTGATGGTGCTTCTCGCTTCGATGGTGCTGTGGTCTTCAGTTCTACGTTTTCTCTAGCAGGAGGCCTAACACTAGATGATGGCAGTGGGGCTTCTCCTTCACTAACCTTCACTGACGCAACTGATGAAACCGCAGTATTCTCTAAGGCTGATGCGGGATTTATAAGCCTAACCACCGTAGCCGGAGATGGTTTCAATCTTCTAACAGGTAATCTTAAAGTAGGCAACGGAACTCCTGGCGTCACACAAAATGGAGAAGATGCTTATATTGAAGGAACCTTAGAAGTTGATGGTGCGGTTACGTTTGATGGGACGCTTACTGGCGCTGGAAATGTTACCCTTGATGATGGTTCTGGTGCTTCTCCTTCCCTTACGTTTACTGATGCTACGGACGAGACAGCTATTTTTTCGAAAGCTGACGCCGGCTTTCTAACCATCACTACTGTTGCTGGAGATGGATTTGGTGTTACTACCGGCAACCTTATGGTTGGGAATGGTACCCCTGATGTCACTCAGAATGGTGAGGATGCCTATATTGAGGGAACTTTTGAAGTAGACGGAGCTGCTACTTTTGATGGCTCTATTACAGCAAACTCAACTATTGCAATCACTGGAACCGCAGCAGAGACGATCACAATTACTCGAACACTTACAGATCATACTGCCGAGAATGCCGTTGCTTTGAGTGTAACTGCCGCAGATACGACCTCCGCAGTTACGACCCAGTTTGGTTTGAGTCTGACTAATGAGGCTTCAACTGAAGGTCTCGATGCAGCAATTGCTATAACGAATGCTGATGCTGATGACGCCGTAGATGATGTAATTCGTGTTGTAGATGGAGGAGGAGGCTTTACTAACTATTTCTATGCCTCTCAGTTTAAGGTTTCTGGACTAGGTGTAATGACCCTAGCTAATAGCGAGACTATTGGTAATTCGACGGACGGTGAAATAGGAATTGCAACCAACACCGCAAATGCTGATACGCTTGCGCTAAAGCCTGCCACAGGAGGAGCTGGTACTTTTAAGGGGACCATTACAAGTGCCGAGCTTCTCGCAGATCGGACTTGGACAATTCCCGATACTACTGGGACAGTTGACATGAATTGCACCGCCTCACATGATTATGCAGCTGGTGCGGCCGACTGGACGTTGACCGCTGCTGAGGCAGCCTGTAGCTATATCAGTGTTACGAATGCGAATGGTGGGGTTAATGCTATTTTGCCGGCTGCGACTCCCGGAAAGATTTATACTATTAGTAACGGAAGTGGGCAGGTGCTTACTTTCAAAGTAACGGGTCAGACTGGAGGAACAATTGCTAGTACGAAGGTAGGTGTCTACACCACCCTTGCCACTGATGTCCATGAGATTTACGAGCAGTCCTAATTTCTAAGGAGAACAACAATGCAGGCTTTCTTGAACATGCGTTCCAGTGCTTCTCATGCTGATTCGGATTTCCGTCCGAAAAGTTGGCGCGAGAAAATTCTTCGTCTCTATCCGAATGGTTCGGTCTCCCTCACCGCACTCACCGCCTTGATGCCGAGCGAATCGGTTGATGACCCGCAGTTTTATTGGTTCGATAAGGGCTTGCCTTCTCAGGCTGCAACTGTTACAGCTCGACACACCAATGCTGCTCGTAGTTCTGCTTATGCTTCTGGCGCTGTTGCAGGAGATGTTCTTTACCTAACCTGTACTGAGGCAGACTCCGGCGCATCTCAGTTTCGAGTTGGACATCAGGTCCTTCTCCGAGATGAGAGTGACCTTACTGTTGATGTCAACGCAAAGGTCATCGGAGTACAAAAAGGTTCGACCACAACCACCTACCTTACCGTGAAGCTTCTCGAAGCGGATGATAATTCCAGCCTCGGCGACCTTAGCGATTGTGACCGCGTGGTCGTAATTGGTAATATCAATCCTGAGGGTAGCGAGATGCCAGACTCGGTCAGCTATGATCCGACGAAGCATTACAACCTCACGCAGATTTTTCGTACCTCGCTTTCCCTGACCCGTACTCGGATGAGGACGAAGGTTCGCTATGGCACGACCGCGTATCAGGAGGCGAAGCGAGATTGCCTGGAACTTCATGGGCTTGAATTGGAAAAAGCCTTCCTCTGGTCCGTGATGACGGATGGCACTGGTGCGAATGGGCAGCCCGAGCGGACAACTGGAGGACTTTATTCTTTCATTCCCGCCGCAAACAAGTCCTCTTTCGTTACTGATGCGGACTTTGATGGGCAAACCTGGCTTCAGGGAGGTGAGGAATGGCTTGACAAGTGGCTCGAAGTTTGCTTCCGCTATGGTCCGAAGCAGCGCACGGCTTATTGTGGCACTGCTACGATTAAGGCCATCAATAAGCTCGTAAAAGATCGAGGGGAATTTCAGTTCACGCCGAAAACTCTCGCCTATGGTATTAACATCATGGAGTGGATTACACCCTTTGGTACGATCGACATGTTCGTTCATCCGCTCTTTTCGCACGAGCCTTCAAATCGTGGCTCGATGTTCCTGTTTTGTCCTGAGTACATCCGCTACCGTTACATTGATGATACCTTCTTTCAGAAAGATGATCGACTGAAGGAGGGAACTTGGGTGGCTCTTGATGGAATTAAAGAGGGTTACCTGACCGAGTGTGGACTTGAAGTCAACCATGTTGACACCATGATGGCCCTGTGGGGATTTGGTGAAAACTCATAGGCTTGTTTGAGAATTGAACAGACCGCTTGAAGTAGGCTCGTTTGAAAATTGAACAAGCCTACTTCAAGTGTAACTAGGAGTGCAAATGACTCTCCTTGAGCTTAGAAGAAAGTTAGTTGAGCTGAGTGGGAAATATGACCTAGTAACCGATACTACTTCTTGGGCTGATAATGGTGCCGATTTCTTTTTGAATGCTGGTCAGCGTTGGCTTGACCGAAAGCTCGATGATAAGTATTCAGTTCGGAGAAGCTTTAAGAAGGTTGAAGCCGGTGCAATTGGGGTTGTTTTTGAGTGGTGTCGTGTGATTCTTCAAGTTTGGGTGCAGGAGACTGAAGAAGGAACCCGAACACTTCTTGAAAAAAAGTCCCCCACTTGGATTCGAGAAGAGTATGACGGCTTGCCTGATGTGCTTACTTCTGGAACTCCTCTTTATTATCATCCCGCTTTTCTTCGCATTTTTCCACACAATCCAACCATCGCAGACATTCAAACTTACTTAGGCTTTGCAGATGTTACTCCGATGCAATCGGAGGGGCAGATCTATGATGGTGTTATTTTTATGCCTCCTACGGACAAAGAATATGTAGTTGAGGTTTGGGGGCATTTTTATTCTCCCCAATTACTCTCTGAAACACAGGAGTCCTACTGGAGTGTTCGAGCACCGGAGGCTCTTCTTATGTCTGCGCTTAGAATGATAGAGGTTTTTCATCGTAATACTGAAGGAGTAAAAGACTGGGAGTACGCTGTTAAGGAACAATTAGCAGATTTAGATAAAGACAGCGCAGACGAAGGTGGCACAGACGTAATAATAATGGAGGGCTAAGATGAAAACGCGAAAGACTACGGTTAAGGATTTAGAGATTCTCTTAGCTCGAATCGAACGAAGACAACCAAAGCATGTAGTAGGCTTTGCTCCAGCTAATTCAATTTATTCTTTTTGTTCTTCCGTTCCCGCAGATGGTATAGTTCTTCGTTATATGTTTGCGGTTGCTGGAACTATTACTAAGATCTTTGTTTTTTGTCCTAAGTCTAAAGAAGATCCTCCGTTTGAACTTAAAGCAGAACTAATAAATGAAACAGCTGGACAATTTGTAGACGTGGTAGTAACCAAAGACCGGCTTGTTGTAGATGTTAATCTTCCTATTAAAGAAGGTAGTCGATTGTTGATTAGGTCTCCTAGCGCTAACAGAATTAATATTGAGCTTGCAGCCCTGTTTATTCCTGACCTTGAAATAGGACAAAAACACCAAGTTCTTCGAGCCGCTTTATTGGAGTCTGAAAATGCGGAGCTTTAGCACAAAACTAGCCCTGTTTCAAACAGGGCTTAGAAAGCATGATAAGAATCAGCTTAATCAGCCGGGTTTGGTTGACTCCTATGGCTTAGTAGGAGGTGATTATGGGTTAGAAGCCTTTGAAGGTATTCAAAGGTTATTCTCCAACCCAGTTGCTATTGTTGACTGGCCTTTCCCACAATTGTTTAAGTTCACTGATGCGACTTATTTGGCTACTAGAACGGCTCTTTATTCAGTAGGAATAGATTGGAGCCTAACACTTGAAATTGGTCCTGTTGCAGAAGGCTACACTTGGGATGCCGTAGACTTTCAATCCTTTGTTGCTTTTACTAATGGTAGTGTTGGTCTTCTTCGGGACGTAAGTACGGGTGTATTTTCAATCGCCTCGACCGTCGTCTTTCCATTATGCTTAACCATGTGTAATTATAATGGGCAGGTCATTATAGGAAACACTATCGAAGGAACTAACTGGCTTCGTTGGAGTGCAATAGGCAGCTTTAACTTCACACAAGATCATAGTAATGAAGCTGGGGGGATGGTACTTCCTTCAGATTGTGATATCTTAGCGGTTCGGCAGTTGGGAAATAAAGTAATTGTTTACACAAGTAATTCCATTTATAGCTTGGTTTCGGTTAGTGTACCTATTTCAACTTATGCTCTTGAGGAGCTTGCTCGATATGGGATTTTGTCAAAAGGTGCGGTAGGAGGTGGGATTAGAAAACACATTTTTATTGATGAATTTGGCCAATTTCGTGTTCATACTCCTGCTGGAATAGGTCCTCCATTTTATAAGGAGTTTTTTAGTGTTCCAGCTTCACCATTAGAGCCTTGTTTAGATTATACTCCGATTGTTATTTCTGGCCAATCTTTGATTACTGAAGTAGGTACATATAATTTCACAGCAACCGGAGGTGTGCCGCCTTATACTTGGACCTTATCGCCAGCAACTGTAGGCGTTTCAATTGTTCCTTCGACTGGAGACTTAATAATAACAGAAGAAGCAGTTAGTGGTACCTTTAATGTTGGTTGCTATGATGTATGTGATGGGTCCTTGCAAGAGGTCTCAGTAGTATTTACAATTATTGATCCTTGTGCAGACCATATTCCCATATACATCTCAGGTGTTTACAATATTTACGAAGCTGGAACTTATCAGTATACAGCAAATGGTGGGGTTGAACCTTATATTTGGAGTATTACTCCACCTGTAGATGGAGTTACTGTTAATAGTGCTACAGGTTTACTCACAGTAGCAGATACGGTAGCAGAAGAAACTATAACACTTTCTTGCTCTGATATCTGTGAGGGCTCAGAGGTTTCGATTGAAATCACACTTACTGGATGTATTGTGATTCCGGCTCCAATCGCCGCTGGTCCAACGATATTACATAATATTGGCACTTATCAGTATTCTGCTACTTCGGGGCTTGCTCCTTATTCCTGGTCAGTAGAAGCAGGCGATACTGCAGCAACAATAAACGAAACTACAGGACTTGTTACAGTTCCTGGGGATTTTATTCCTGGTCTCATTACCATTACTTGTACTGACTCTTGCGGACGAAGTGATTCGATCGAAGCAGAGATTACCGCAGCACTAGGTTGGGTCACCGGTGGTGGAGTCGTTGGAGTTGAAAGCGCTGAGTTCTTTCATTCCCCTGATGGGATATCTTGGACAAAAGTGGAACAGTGGTTTACGGAATGTCGGCATGCAATAGGGTATCACAATGGACTGTACGTGTCTGGAGGTGGTTTCGGGTATATCTACACGTCTCCGACCGGGCTTGCTCCATGGACTCAGCGTTGTAGTTTTCCTCCTTCTGTTTATAAAATAAAAAGCAGTGGTTCCAGGGTTGTGGCTGTTGGAAGCCGAATTAATGGTGGCCAGATAGCAACGTCGGAGAATCTTGTGGACTGGACGGTAACGACTTGTCCAGATGGAAGCGAAATTGGCCTACAGGCTCTTTACTATGATTCTGTTACGCAATTGTGGATTATCGGAACGTATGCATATGGATATGTAGGCCCTTACATATACACGTCTCCTGATGGAAGCACATGGACCAAACGAAATAACCCACTCACCGAACTTACTCCTTATGGAATATCTGCTATAACTAGGATAGGAGGTCAATTAGTAGGTTTTTGCTTTGCTTCCCAAAAAACTATTGTCTCCTCAGATGGAATAAATTGGTCTACTGGCGCGCTCCATCCATATGTTTGTACTTACGATGCTGTCACGGGGCAGTATGATGGGCAAGAACTGGTGATTTGTGTGAACTACCCCACCAGTGTAATAACTGTTTCTACAACAGGACAAGCGTGGGATCCTCTCGACACTAGGCATCTGGGTGTGGCTTGTGATGCCGGGGTTGAAAACGATCATTATGTCATATCTTATCATAACGGCATATTTGTCGTTTCTGGCGGCGGTTGCTACAAAGGTTCCATACACATCTCTGAGGATGGGGGCAATACCTGGGAAATGAAAAAGTATGAGGAGGGTCCTGCCAGATATTTATATGGTGCCTTCTATGGTGGTCCTGACGCATAGAACTGGAATATAAAATGCCAGACTTGTCTAATGAAGTAGCCATCTTATATAATGAAGTAAGGGACCTTTTCTTTATATCAAAATCCGATCATGGATTTAGTTATTGTAGAGAAGCCTTGGCACATATCCAAGAAAGTATTACAGGAGGGGCATTATTTGAAGGAGAGTTTGTAGGCTGCTCAACAAAACATATAGGAGACTTTCGATTTGTTGTATCGAATCCTTTTGACTTTAGTCTACGTGGAAGAAAAACTATTCGGACAATCACTCTAGGTGTTATCAGTAATGAATCGGTGCAAGTAGCCCTAGATTGGCGAAATACGACAAGTTCTGACTTTCAGAGGAGTCGATTTTTTTCCTTAAATCCAGAAGGCACTTGCGAACCGATAGTAGAAGGAGTTGAGTTTCGTGTAGTAGTGCGAGTTCCTATTACGGCTACAATGGATTTAGAAAGTGGAATCTCAATTACCTACCAAGTAAACGACAAGCGTATGATAAGGGGAGCATATGCACCTGCTGAAGGTACGGCCGGATAAGGTTGCAGAACACTGGGAGTTCTTTGCTCAAGCAATACTAGCGTCGCTTCCTCCAGGAGTTACAAAAGTAAAAGGATTGAGAGTCTCACTCCTGATGCAAATTCTAGCTGGTAAGATGCAAGTATGGCTAGCGGTACGGAATTTAAAATATCCTCCTCAATCGTTCTGTGCGGTAACTACTACGATAGTAACGGATGCAATTACACAGGTTAGAACCTTGGTGCTTTTTAGTGCCTATTCTTGGGATGCGGTTACACAGCAGGACTGGGAAGAGGGATTTAGGGAACTAAAAAAGTATGCTGTTTCCGAAAATTGCACAGGCATAAGTTTTTACACTCAGCAGCCTGCGCTGTGTAACATTGCTAAGAAATTTGGCTTCCTAACCACACATCTTTTTGGTGTCTTGGAGATTAGTCCTAGCGAAGAGGAGAAATAACCATGGGGAGCAGTGGTGGTGGAGGATCATCAGGAAAAGTAGATTATCCTACTTATATTAAGGTCATTCATGCTAACTGGCTGGCGCATACTGGAGAAGATGGAAGTGGTAAGGATGAAGTCTCTGCTTCAATAACAGATGTGATGAATACAGCTTTAGCTGGAAGTCCTTTTGCTACTGCATTGGCTTATGATCCTGACACTGATCTAGCGGATGTTGGAGGGCATTTTGTTTCCTTGGCGAATATGGTTTTAAATAATGAGTTTATGTCTTATGATAAGAAAATAATCGGAAGCACTGAGACGAACCTTATTCCTACTACAGACTTTACCTCAACACTAATAGCGACTAAGGCTGCGGTTGAAACCCTTTATTCTCCTACAGAAGTAAACGCAGATATAGAGGCTTATGCAGACCTACTTGATGCTCAAATTGAAGAGACGGTATTGCCAAGATTTAGGCGTGGGATGCAGGACATTAACGCAGTGCAGTCTAATGCTTTTGTTATTGGGGCTTCGTTAATTGAAGCCGGAAGGACAAGAGATATTGCGAAGTATGGGAGTTCATTAAGGTTGCAAAATTATCAGAATAAGTCTCAACAAGCTGTGGCTACTGCATTAAGTCTAGTACAGCTAAAGTTGCAGGCTTTGCAAAGTGACTCAGACTTGGCGTATCGAATGGCGGTTTCAAATATAGAATTTCAACGGGCTGTTGTGACTAGCTTGATGGATTTTACGAAAACAAAAATCATAGCTAAGAAAGAAGAGTCAGAGGCAAACCTTGAAATCGATGAGAAGGACGCTCGTTGGGATTTGGAGGTTTTCAAATATGGTGCCAATCTGCTTGCTAGTGCAGCAGGTGGGACGGTTCATGAAGGTGTGAAAAATAATAAGTTTACCTCAGCATTGGGCGGTGCGCTGAGTGGAGCAGGAGCAGGAGCGGCAATATTCGCTGGGACGTCGGTTGGGGGTCCTGCTGGCGCTGCTATAGGTGGGGCGATTGGCCTAATAGGCGGGCTTTTTGGATAATGAAAATAGGAGAAGAAAATGGCTTTTGAAGGATTGCAAAATAGACTTTCTTCTTGGTTGGGAAATCCTGAAAACCAACTAAAGTTGCTTCAAGCAGGAAAGGGAATTTCACCACAAGGAACGGTTGGTGCTGGGATTGCCGATGCTTTTATTCCGAGTACTAAGGGGCAGGTAGCAAAAGGAGTTGCGGATTCGGAGCAGGAAAAGTTTAGTAAATTGCTAGCCGACCCAAATGTTGCGGGAATTTCTGTAAAGCCAGATGGTGGTTTTTCAATAAAGGCCACGCCACAGTCGGACTTGGCTAAGGCTCAGAATCTGCAAGCGCAAGTGAGTGCCGGGCAAGTTCAAGCTCCTGGGCAAGTACAGGCTCCAATTCAGCCCATTCCTGCACAAACTGGAACGGGAATGGTAGCTCCGCAAGGGTTGCCTACGCTTGCTCCTATGTCTTATTCAGCACAGACTGGCTCTGATTTGCCAATTGCGGAGCAGACGCCTATTAGCGCTGCTCTTGGGAGTGGTGGTGTAAACCCTACTTCCGTCCCTAACTCACAAGAAGTAGCACAAAGAAGTGGTGTTACGGGTTGGGGACTTAGTCCAGAGGAGTTGTTTGCTGCACAGCAGGCAGGAAGAGAAGCAGCCTACTTGCCAGTGAAGGCCCAGTACCAGCAGAGAATGTCGGATGTGCTTGGAGAACAGCTGAATCAGGCGCAGCGAAGAGTGAACATTGAGATTGATGGTGTTCCTCGCTCGTTAACCATGGATGAGTACCTAAAGTTCAACAACGATGTGTTGGACTATAATGCTTCCGAAGCGCGAGCACGAGAAGCAGCAGGATATCATCAACAACAGGTTATGCAAAATGAACCTCTTAGGCAGGCTCAAGCCGCAGACTGGGAGGCAAGGACCAAAGATAAACAAGAGAAGGCTGCACAAATAGCAGCCCTTCGTGAGTCAATTAAGGATAAGTGGAATGAGCAATATCCTGGTTCTTCTTATACTTATGGGCAGCTGTTTAATATGGGTAAGCTTTGGGAGCAAGAAGAGGAGAGACTGAAAGAGAATCGAGCTGAGCAAAAGGCTGTTGAGAATAGGAAGAAAACTGCCAAGTCGGAGCACCGACGTGTTTACGAAGCAAATGCTTGGCGCGGCCATGATAAAGCGCTTGAGATGGCGAATGAGTATGCGCAGCAGGTTTATCCCGATGTAGCAGGAGAGATTGTTGAGAGGCCTAGTTCTACTACCTTAGGCGGTTTTGTTTACAACGAAGAAATGTCAAAGCGGGCTGGGAGGAAGGTTTATTTTAATCCGACAACGAAAAAGGTGCGCATTGAGTAGGAGACGAAAATGCCTGAGATGAGCTTGGACGAGTTTGAGAAATTGTTTCCTACTTCGACGGCACCAGTTGGAGGCACGTCGCAGCAATCGGTCCCATTGGCAACACCAAAGGAAATGTCGTTGGAGGAGTTCGATAGTCAGTATGGAGGCAATGTTGGAAAGTCTGAACACATCACAGCAAAGGTCCTTGGTGGAGTTGGAAGCTTCTTAGGAAGCGTACCAAAGCAGCTTGCTATTGAGGGAAGTCGTTGGGATAATTGGAAGCCAACAGATCCACAAGCCCAAAGGATGTTACAGGGACACGTTGCGCCTAACATTCCAATACAAGAAAAGCCTTTGTATAAGTTAGGCCAGGCTGTGCAAGAAAAAGCACAGTTAGGTTTGCGAACAAATCCAGAATATGAGAATAGCTTCTGGCTTTCAACAATTCCTAGTGGAGCTGGGCAATTAGGTGCGCAACTTGGAACGGCTCTTGTTAATCCAGGAGCTGCTTTGCTTGGGGCTTCTTCGGCTGGTAGTGTTGAGCAATTTGAGGACGCTAAGCAAAATCAGGCAAGTGATCAAACCGCGGCGAATGCTGCGATTGGTGGGAGCTTGCTTGGTATGACGGATGTTTTGCCTTATTCAAATGTGATTGGAAAAGTAGCGAGAAAGATGTCTCCACAACTTGCCGCACGAGGAGCAGGTGTGGTAGCAAAACTTGATGAGCTTATGCGAGGGGAGCTAAAAAAACGTCTCTTGCAAGGAGGGGTTACAGGCATTGAAGAGGGCTTACAAGAGTTTCTTCAAACGGCCGGAGGCAATACAATTGCCAAGCAGATGTATGATGAGGATCGAAATGTTTTGATTGATACATATGAGGCTGGGGCTGCCGGTGGTGTTTTAGGATTTGTGGCCGGAGCACTTTTAGGACATAAGTTTAAAACTAAAACAGAAGGAGGAAAAATAAGTAATTCTGATTTCGTTGGTACGCCTGAGGCCTCCTTAGATGATTACTCAGATGAGGCGATTGAGGCCCGCTATCGACAAATGCGAGAGCGGGTTAGCGTTCCAGACTCGACTGATTATCGTAGGCAGAATGAACCTGCTGAGCAAGAGGGCTTTGGTATCCAACAGCCGTTTGAGGTTAGGCAATTTCCAGAAGCGCCTGTTCCACTTAGGCCGGAAAGTTCTGCTGAATCTCAGGTGGAACCTGGAATGTCCACACCAATAGAAACAACAGTTCAGGAGGATACGACTCCTCCTGAAGCTCGGCGTATTATGGAAGCGGCGGAGCAGGCACCAAAGCCAGCTAAACAAAAACCAAAGCAAGTAATATCCGAAGCCGGAAAACAGGCGATCCTGGCGCGTGGTTCGAGGGACCTGGCAAAGTTTTACAGGTTGGAGGAAGAGTTCGATAGGCTTGTTCAAGAATCGAACGCACCGATCAGAGAGGACGTAGTTCAAACACCTACACAGAAAGAAAGGATAAAAGAAGATGAAGAACAAAGGACAGCATTCGATGCAAGCGCAGGGCAAGGGAACGGGAATGAAGGAGAAGCAAATGCCGATGTCCAAGCCGTTGAAGAGCAAAGAACGGAGCAAGGGCAAGAGCAAGAAGAGTTATTAAATAGGTCTGTTCAAGAAACGAACAAGCCTATTGAGCCTTCCGTTGAGCCCATTGCGAAGCCTCCCCTTCTCGACGAGCGCCTAGCGCGGACTTATGGTTCGCGCTTGAGCGCTGGGCGAGATGTTGCTGCGATGAGGGAGGATTATCCGGAGAGAAAGTTTGAGGTTAGGCCGAGAGGAGAGGAGTTTGTAGTTCGGGAGGTTCTTACGCCGAAATTGGCTAGGCTTCCAGCAGGAGGAACAGCTCCGATTAATCCGGAGCGAAAGCTTGGAGCGATGAGGCAAGTTAAGCCTGCGCAAGTAGTAGTCCCAGAAGAATTGTTAATGAGTGAGTATCCTTCCTTGCGCGAGGCGGAGAAAGCTCTTAGTTCGTTGAAAGAATCCTACCCAATCGCAGAGCTTCGGATTGCTAGAAGTGAGAAGGGAGACTCTTGGCAAATACAGCAGGCGAAGCAGGGTCCTTCTGCACAGCTTACTTCTTATGAGAGTGGTGAGGCTAGGCAGCAAGAACAGGTCCGAGACGCAAAGCGCCTTGCGACGGCTATGCTGGCTCAGACGGCGGATGATTTTAAGAGTCGGAATCCTGAGATTAAGCGGTCTGCGGAAGAGTGGCTTGACTCGGATGACGAGTCGGAACTTTCTTATAGGTGGGTCGCTGAGACCCTTGATATGCCGCTGGAAGCGGTGCGAGAGCAAGTGCGCAGTGGCCAGGTTGATACACAGGCGATGAGGGATACGATTAAGCTTTTTACGGCGGATCTTTTTGCAGGAGTCGAACAGGCGAATAAGGTTCTTGGAGATTTGCCAGAGGGCAACGTGCTTAAGCGGCTTGGTTCTGGTTATCAGAAGAAGCTAAATATTCCCCGTTGGGCAGCAAAAGTAAAAGAGGATTTTGGTGAGTATTACAATAAGACTTCCCAAATTATAAATAAGCGGGACGGACAAAAGCGCGAAGCCCTTTCAAGGCTTGATCCTATTATTAAGCTTAGTCCTGAGGATTATAAAGAAACAACGGCTTTTCTTTGGCAGGCCGAAGGGAAGAAGCTGAAGGCTACTCCTTCGCCGGAGATCCTTTCGGAAACTGACGCACAGGGAAGGAAGACGGTTCGAGGAAATCCACAGTTTTATACTGAATTAGAACGCTTTCTTCAGACACGAGATTTTTCAAAGGATTCAACCAACGCCATTCTCCAGATTCGAAAACTTTTACACCTTGGATTTGAAACCTGGTATAATTCCCACGCAAAGAATCCACACGTTGACAAGACTTGGCTAGAGGAGCAGGCGGCTCGGACAGGGTTTATTCCAAACTACCTTCCACATAACTTTTATGGGTCACATTTTCTTGAAGGTTTCGACGCGAAGGGAGAGTTGAAAGCTCGACTTCCTATTGATGTAGGAATGCTTGGGAAGACCCTAGGCAAGGCTATGCTTCCGAAGGATTACATTGCGGTGCTTTCGAAGATGCCAGAATATGCGGGGCTTACTTGGGATCCCAAGCCAAAGTCCGCAAGCGAACTCGAACGTTGGTATATTAACACACCGGTCTCAGTCGAAGTAATTGGGAGGGTGCTCGATGAGGCAGCAAAGACGCTTGAAGGACAGGAGGAGACAGCGGAGGCAGCAAAAGCTTTTCGAGCGAAGCTTCCCAGTGAGGTGCTTGGTATTCTTAAGACGAAGGGGTTTGGGAACTTTTCCAAGCGAGATGGAATCCTTGGATATGAACAGGAAGATTTGCTCAAAGTGCTCACGGATTATAATGTTGGATTGTTCGGCTCGCTTAAGCGGATGGAATTAGCGCAAGAACTATCTCGCACGATGCTGGAGAAGAAGCCGAACCGCGAGCAATCGGAAATGATCATGCAGCACTTTGAGGACATGATTGCGCCAAAGGGAATGGTTGATCGGATTACGAGTGCTGCAAGAGCGGTGCTCTTCTTTCGTTATATGTGGGGCGTTCCGAAGCATTTCTTTTTGAACACTTTAAATCCTCTTGTCGTTTCGATTCCCCGACTCTCACAATTTACGAAGAATCCAGGGCGACAGTTCGGGCAAGCTTCGGCGGACTTGGTTAGGCAGTTCGGCCTTGAGTCAAAGCAGAAGCTTCGGAAGTTGGGAATTTATGGCGTAGCTAATGGGAAGAACATTTTGTCGGATGCCGAGATTACTCTGATGCGAGAGTTGCAGGATGATGGAACAGTTATGCCGCAGCAAACATGGGAGATGATAAATAGGCTTCGAGAACATTATAGTACGCAACAACAGTGGATGATTACGCGAGTGCTTGGAAGTGGAGCAAGATTGGTTAATAACATTGGCGCTTCGCCACTTGAAGTGTCAGAGTGGTTCTCGCGGTCTTCGCTTGCGGTAGCAGCGATGAGAACTATTTCGGATGGACGGATTGATGATCCGAAGATGTTGAAACGTTTCGGGTTGAAAGAGGGCGAGAAGCTTCCCACAAGTGATCCTCGTGTTCGAGAGTTCACCCGAGAGATTGTTCTTGATACCCATGCAGAATACAATGCCCAGAATCGTCCGCCGATTGTTCGAAGCGGGACGAGTGGGAAGTTGCTCTCGGTTGGCTATACGTTCCGGCACTTTTCGCATAATTTAATGGAACTTTGGCGGGATATGCTGAAGAGCGGAGGGAGAGGAAGGAAAGCGTTCGCCGCTTCAATTGCAGGGCAAGTGTTTGTTGGTGGGGCGCTGAGGGGAATTCCTCTTGCCTCTGTTTTGATGTCTATGTATGGGGCGTTCTCAGAGGATGATCCGGAGAAGGAGATTCGAGAGGGTTTGAGTTCGGCTGGGATGTCAAATGATTGGCAGGATGGTTTGCTTTATGGAGTCGAAGCGCATGGTTTTGGAGGAGCGTTGCCAAAGATTTCGATTGGTTCTTCGGTGGAGTTTACGCTGCCTGATTCGGTTGTTGAATTGATTCGTGCGGGAGCTGTTGCTGCGCGAGGCGGGCCGTTTGCTCCACAGTTTAGCGAGTCGCCGTTGAGTGAGGCGTCGGGAGTTGTCGGAGGTGTGGCGCAGGATGTGGTTGGAGGGTTCAATGCTTGGGCAAATGGAGACCCAAAGCGAGCGATGGAGTTTCTCGCACCGACCATGTTGCTTAGGAATTGGTTGGCGGCTGGGAGGTTGAAGGAGAAGGGACAGTATACGCTTAGTGGGAAGCAGGTGCTTGTTCCGACAGCGGAAGGAGGACTGGAGTCGCTAAGGCTAACGGAGGGAGAAGCTCAGGCAAAGGTGATGGGCTTGCCTCCGTTGAAGATGGATAAGGCGTTTCGTGTATTTAAGGTGCTTGAGAAGTCAAAGCAGGAGCGTCAGGTTGCGCAGGCAAGGCTTGCAAGTCGCTTTGCTCATGCGATTAATCGAGGAGACTCGGAGGAAACTAAGCGCGTGCTGGATGAAATGGACGCTTGGAATATTATCTGGGGCGCACAAGGGCGCCCAGATATGATGTTTGATCCGGAGCGGTCGATTATGCAGAGGCTGAAGCCGCAAGTCGGTCGGCCGGCGGAAGTTGCGAGGGAGATGGAGTTGAGGAAGGCGTATGGGTTTTAACTCAGGCTTGTTTGGAAATTGAACAAGCCTATTTCTCTTCAAGCCAAACAAGATTCTTCACCCGAAGAGCCAACGCGAGAGCGGTTGGCTTTTCTATTTCCATCTGGCTGATGAGGTTGATAAGAGGAGAGGCCTCGTTGAAGGTTCGGAGGAGAACTTCTTCGGAGAAAATTTCGAGTTCCCTCATAAGAGAGGAGGTTCGTTCGAGCCACTCGATGTGAGCAGGTTCGGTCCAGCAAGAGTCGAAGTGGTCTTCGAGGTCGTAGGAGCAGAGGCCAGTAAAACCACTCTCAGTATCGCCCTTGTCATGCTTCTTTGTACAGAACAACCGATGAACAAAATCCACCGCACGTTTCATTTCTGTCGAAGGATTCGACATAAGAGTTTGGAGAATCTGATCCTGTGTAATAAGACCATTCGAAACAAGTGCTTCGAGGATGGTAGTCGCGCTTTGTTGAGAGAGTTTTCGGATCACCTTTGGCTCCTATTAACGTAGAGGATAATTGCGTCAGACTCCGAGTTGTTCACCCGAAGCATTCCCATTTTTGCTAGGCTCGTTACGATTCCTTCAAGGCCTCGTTGGTCGATATCCCGATAAAAGTTCCGCATTAGTTCGCTAAAACGAACAGAGCCCTTTGTTCCAACGAAAGCCATTACTTTTGTGAGGGTGTCAGCGGAGGGATTCCGACCATGTCCCATAAAGACCATTGGCATTTTTCTTTCCGTCTCTTCAAGAAGGGCTTTGGCTCTGCGAAAGTCCTCGATTGTTACGCGAAGATCGTTTCCGCGACTTGCGCTCATAATCATGGAGAGTTTGAGGAGGTGCAAGGGGCGGCGTTCAAAGTAGCCTTCGAAACGAGCATCGGTGAAGGGAGTTCCTTCTTCATTATACCAATCAATCCAGTTGTCGATTAGGTCTGGGGTTACTTTGAACTCCCCACGGAGGAGCATGATTTGGCTGAGGTCGTTGGAGACGGCTCGGAGAATTTCTTTATGTTCTTTCTGAACAAGGGGAATAGCACACTTCGGACCCTTCTTTTCCTCGTAAACAAAGATCATTCGGCTCGTAAGGCCGGAGCCAACTGCGTCGGCAGGAAGTGCGGAGTGGATAAGTTCGGGAGTCGTTGCGCCGATGATATTGAGCCAAACGCCAATGATGTCGTCTTCGCCTTCGTGCTTCGTTCGATAGGTCCAACGGTCGGAGCAGTCAAACCAGTCGGTGAGGTCACTCATTAGAGTCTGGTTGTTATAGCCGAGAAAAACGGTGAACTCTTTTGAGAACACACTTAAAGAAGCATGAATATGTGCATTCCCCTCGTTGTCTACGTCCATCGAACCAGATTCGCGGAGGAATCGAATGAGGGATTCGCGGGTGGTTGCTTCGGCGGCGAGTCGAATTCCTTTCTCGGTTAGGAGTTTGTAACCTGGACCCATTGCCGTGCCCTTTCTGCATGCTGGCGGCCCAACTAGGCATATGTACATGTTGGGGAAGATCTGGTCATGCCATTGGAGGAAGACCTTGCGCTGGAGTGCAGCGGCGATGACAGAAATGGCGGTCCATTTTCGGAATAAAAGCGGAGGCTCCGTGTTGTATTCGGTGAATCTAACATAGTCGGTTATCCAATCGTAGCATTGGCGTGTTGATAGCACACAAGCCTCCTAGTCTTCCACCCAATCAAGTATAAAACGTCCTTGGGAATCCCTTGCCCGTTTTGTGGGAGTTTCTAGCCTTATGCGATAGGTCGAGTCAGGAAAGATCTTAACATCACATGGAGAGTCCTTGCCAATTGTTGCAATGGTCTCAATACTTCCATCGCAAGGACCTCCTACTAGGACACACAGCTGATAATCATAGGCGGATATAAACATGCTAACCTCCAATCTTGGCTTGTTCAACAATCGAACGAACCTCTCTTGCAAGCTCCGCTTGCGTTCGGCCCTTGCATTTGTGCAGACCAAGCGCGTTCTTCTCAGGATGGAACTTGCCTAAATTTCCACCTTCGGGTGCGGCTTCGATGTCCATCGGAATGGAGAACGAGCGACCGTCGAAAGTGATCGGCTCTTCGAGCCTGCTACGCAAGTTGAGAAGGATCTCGACGTGTTTTTCGATAGGAAGGCTGAGAGGAATTTGAAAAACAAGCGAGTCGTGGACCTGATTGAGGATATCGACCTTTCGAAAGTCGGAGTCATAATAGAGCGGAATCAGTCCGTGATGGTTCACTTTATCCGCGATTGAGCTTTGCGGGATGAAGGAATAGGCCTCTTTAAAAAGGTCATCGCCCCAGCGGTCGAGGAAGAGCCTCTTACGCCCCAAGCAGTTCTCCAAAGTGCGGCCCTGTGAGAGCTTATTGCGGACCCAAGCATGGTATTGTCGTACGCCTGGATATGCGCGATGGTAGCGTTCAACAATAAACTGAGCCTCTCTTTCTGGGATTTCATAGTAGAAGGCGAAGGTTCGGAACCCAAGGTCGTAATTAAGCCCGTGGTTTGCCTTCTTTCCCCAGAAACGTCGTGTGTAAATTCCGCCACCAATCTCACAAAATATGCCACGTTCGTCCTCCTCTTTTACTTGCTGATAAGGGATGTTGAAGATTAGACTCCCCGTAAGCGAGTGAATATCAAGCCCATCTTGAAAGGCCCGCATCATGAGTTCATCCGGGGCAACCCAGGCAACCGTGCGGTTCTCCGCTTGTGAGAGGTCGACGTTGTAGCCTATGAATCCGGAGTCGAATTGGAGGAATTGTTTGAAGTCGCTTGGCAGGTTTTGCATATTCCCGCCTGTTCCAAAGATCGTCTGAGAAGAGCTAAGTCTTCCACTTGATGTTCCAATTGGGTTAAAAGCGCATCGCAGACGTGAATCAGGATCAAGTTTGATGTCAAGATATGTTCCTTTAAGCTTACTAAGTTTACGTATTTCGAGGAGTAGCGATGCTTCCTTCGAGCCCTTTCGAGCCAATCTCTTAAGTGCGTCACGGTCGGTAGAGACGGCTCCGGACTTTCGATTGAGGTAAGGTTTGAACTTTTTTGTTTCATAGAAATACTCCGCAAGTTGCTTTGGTGACGCTGGGTTTAGTTCGAAGCCACAAAGTTCGTGGAGGGCTCCTACAAGACAATCCAGTTCCTCGCAGGCATATATACTGGCTTTCTTAAGTCCGCTAGTATCGCAACGAATCCCACGCTCGCCCATGTAAACGAGAGGCTCGATGAGTTGAAGTTGCATCTCGTAGGCGTGTTCGTTCTTTTGCTTCCGCAACTCCAAGAGTTGCTTCCGGTGGATCTCAGGAAGCACAGCTCCATCTTTTGCGTTGTATCGCCAAAGGTCCTGAGGAGAACCGCCGAGCTTAAACCACTTTTTTCCATCATCTTTGTAGTATGGCTCGTCTGTGTAAATTGAGGTTACAAAATCTAGACCTAGGCGTAAGGCTCGAAGTTCCTTCTTATCCGTTCCACTATCAATCCGAGCTTTATTATCTTCTTTTTTCACAGCATCGGGAAAGGCAACACCTTGTGCGACCATAGTGTCAAGGACGGGAAAAGTTCGTATTCCAAGCTTACGAAAAATGAAGGTTGCGTCGAAGGTTATGTTATGTCCGAGCTTTTTGATGTTTGAGTCTTCAAGGAGTAGAGTGAGAACGGACCAGATTTCTTCCTCTTCTTCAGGTGAAAAGTAGTCTCCATTATCACAAACGAATGGAATTGTGATCGTGCCAAAATCTTCGTGCCCTACACAAAGACAGGAGATTTCCTCATTCAAAACCTCAATGTCAATTTCGGTGTAGGCGTTAGTAGCTTGGTATCGAAGGAAAGCACAGAGTTGCCTTACGAAGCTTATTACCTCATCGTAACTTGGTCCAAGAAGGAGCTTGTTGTCTTTCCGACAAATCTCTGGGAACTCAGCCTCACGTTTGATCCGTTTCAAGTCCCACGAAATCACATGGGTGAACATATACTCACGAAGAGCCGCGGCTGGGTGAATGATTGGAATTACTTTTCGTCCTGGAAGTAAGGTGGATTCGAGGATTGAACCGCGGCGCTTGGTGATTGCTTTGGCTCCGCAGAGAGCCCAGAGGGGGACGGCGCCAACGGCGACGATGACGTTCGCGGTGGAGGATTCAAGCTCCCGCTTGAGCAGGTCACAATAGTAGTCCCACTTTTCGCCTTCACGAGGAACTTTCTTGGAGAGGTCGAGGAAGGGTGTGATGTCGTTTCGCTCAGGTTGCTCCTTAATGGTGTTAGTAATGTAAAGATCACGACGGTTTATTCCCGCTCGCAAGAGAAGCTTATCGAGGAGCTGGCCTGAGGGACCGCAGAATGGTCTGCGCAGGCGGCGCTCTTGAAGGCCAGGAGCTTCTCCAACGAGGGCGATTTTTGCGGTTGTTGGATCGCCCTCCGGTGGGCACCAGTTTTCTGTGCTACTTGGTGTGTGGGCCTCAGCGTAGTTGGTGTCGGAGTCGAGTGGATTTTGCATTAGTCCTCCTTATTCGGTCTGTTCGATTCTTGAACGAGCCTACTTTATTCCAACCACCAGAACTTCGGAGGCTCGTAAGTCGCGGGTTTAAGAAGTTTCCCATCCTCTCGTAGCGTACCACCAACTTTCGTCATATTGCTTCGATGGATTTCAGCAAAGACCGGTTCGAGGTCGATACCGAATTCTAACCCCGCTCCATAGACAACATAAAGAAGGTCACCAAGGGCGTCAGCCGCGGAAATAAGATCGTTTTTTATAATCGCATCCCGTAGTTCTTCTAGCTCCTCCTCAATTAGATTAAGTCGCAAGGAGCACCTAGACAATGGTGGTATGTCTGGTATGATTCGGATCGGTAGGTTGAAGGTTTTATGAAACTCCTCCACACACTTCTGCTCTTTATTCATCCGCGCCTCCTTCAATGTCGGAGAAAAGAATAGGAAGCTCTTCTTGCAACTCAGAGAGTAGGTCTCGCATGAGGGCGCGAATCTGCGGATGCGCCTTGTTTGAGCAACGAAGTGAAAGGATATGTCGCCATTCTCGAATGTTTGTTGTACAGACAATCTCCGTCCTAAGTGCATTTGGAAGAACAACTCGGGCTTTTTCAGGAATCCAGCCAAGTTCTCGAAGTTCTTGGTATCGTCGTGCGGCCTGGCTCAATCCGCGAACAAACTCGTAAGTAGTATCATCAAACTCAGCGTAGATTTTTTCCTCGTCATATATGCCAACAATAGAAGGCTCACACCAGACAGGTCGGATGAAAGTAACCTCGCCCTTGTAGTCGCAATATCGGGTGGATTCCTGCGAGAAGGCACAGAGCCTGTGCCGAACAAGCTCATGAGTAACGCCCCTATCGGTAACGAAACGAACAGATAGGTTGACATGCTCAAGAACAGAATGATGTCCGTTTGAAATAATACGTTCGACAAACTGCTCGGCTGATGTCGGTGTAATACGATCTTCACTTTTATAGCAGGTTCGACCAATGCTTTCAAGGGTTTGTAGGATTTCATTACGATACAACGGAGTGATAATGTCGTAATACTGGTTAATGATTCTCATGCTCTTTTCCTTTTAACATAAAAAGATACCATATGAAATAGTTTCAATTTTATCTGGTTGTATATTGGCCCGATATAAAAACTGAGATAAGGACACAAGATTGGCGGATGCTATGTAAATCTCGTGAGACACCACTTCTGTGCGAAACATTTCTCCTTCATTTGGTCTATTTATATGACGACCAAAAGCATCGCACCATAAGGCAGCAGAAAAGGTTATTTTATATAGTTTCTTATGTGGATCATCTATGTTCATTAGTTGCTCCTTTTCTAGTTGGAAAAACTTGAATACAAGGTTCGCGTCCAGCAATGTCACATTTGGGACAGTACCAGTATTCGACAGGTTCGCTTTCCGACTCATACCAACCCCAACGAAGCAATAAGGCGCCGCAGTTTCGACAGGATGGGATGAGAGGATTAGAATAAAAAAGATCAATTTGTGCCTCAGGCATAAAGCCTCCTAACAGCTCTCACAATAGCCACAATTTGGACATTTGCCGTGTTTGTCAAGCCAGTGACCACAAAGTGGGCAGGTTTCGATAATTGTGTTAAGCATTTTGAACTCCTATAAGGACCAAAAGCAATAGCCAATTACAGCGGTCACACCTAAATTTAACCAAAAGTTTATAATATCCCTTTGTCGTGTGATAACTATTGGATAGTCGTCATAATAGAAGTTTCGCACACGTCCTATACAGTCAAATACTCCTAAGAGGAATACTATTCCTATTACTATTCGCATCGAAGACTCCTACTGTTTGAAAGATTTATAATGGCCAAACTCCCCTTCCTGCACACGAACTATAAAGCCGTTTCGATAATCCTCACAAAGGTCGAAACCGATCGCGTTGATCTGGAGATTCGCTGCGGCGAGAAGTTGGTTGCCAGAGCCGACGAACGGAACGAACATTCGGGAGTTTGGGCCGATGAAGGTTGGAAGGATTTGCTCGTAGAGTTCGACAGGGCGTTCGGTTGGGTGAATTTTTTGACTCGTCGGCACGTGTCCGCAGAGGAAGGCGTTCGAAGTGCCGGGCTGATTCAACGGAAGCTGACCTTTTCGGAAATAAAAGAAGGAATCAATGGAGTTCGTAAGGAGAAGATTAACATTGTAACCAGCACCACTTGGTTGAATCCAAAAGCCAGGAACACGGCGACAAAAGAAGCCGGCGTCTTTGATTGCCTGGAAAGTTGTTTCAAACCAAGGCTCCATAGCAAACCAACAAATTCCCCAACTATTGTCAGACATTACTCGGTAGCATTCTTTAAGCGTCTGGCGAATGTACCACTCGTAGACAGGTTTGGGGACGTCGGTGTAGTTTTCCTTCTGATAAACGCAAGCACCATTGGCTCGTTTCACATAAAGATCAAGAAGTTCTATTCCATAAAATGGGTCAACCTCCACAAAATCAAAAGCACCAGCAGGCAGCTCACCAACACGGTCAAAGAAGTCGCCGACAATATAAGAGGCACAAAGCTTCGTTTTAGGCCCTTCGTCTGATGACATCTTTTGTCGGTATTCATTGGCCTTCTCTTCCTGGACGTAGTTCTTTACAAGGCTGTCGAGAACCTTTGCCGCTTGCTTCTTGTCCTTCAGGCCACGAAGCTCAGGAAAGCTTTCCATGGCCTTAGCAAGTTTAATGTCCGTGCTGAGAGTGGCTTTTGAAACGCCAAGCATGTTGGCGGTGTCTTGCAATCCCCAGCCACGCTTCTCGTTTCCAGTTCCACCTCCGACAGCCTCCCCGTGAATTTGCTGCTGCAGGCGGTGAATTTCGCACTTCAGGGCGAGGTCTTCTTCGTAGGCTAGCGACCTACGGTGCATGTTCTCGACCAGTTCGAGGGTTCGGATTTCAAGGTCACTTAGTTCGCGGGTTGAGATGAGAACGGGGACGCTTTCGAGTCCGACTTTCGTAGCATAATGAAGCCTTCGGCCTCCAGCGAGAAGTAGGTAGGGCTGATTTGGACGCGCGTAGACGAGGAGATTTTGGAGCACTCCGTGCTCCCGGATCGAATTCTCAAGCTCACCTCCGTCTTCGTAGACTTTTCGGAAGCGTTCGCCAGGTTCAATCAGGCCAGTTGGAAGCATGGAGAAGGTTAGTTGATAGGGGCCGTAGGAGACGGATTTGGACTCGGTTGGGTTTGGGGTCATTCGTTTTCCTTCCTCTTAAATTCCTGATAGGCTGCTTCAAGTTCTATAGGCTCATATTCAGGCTCCCAAGAATCACCAAGGAGTTGCTCCCAGCCCTCAGCGGAATGCCGACGGAATGTATTATATTCCGAAGCATCGGTGATTATATACTCGTAGGTATATTCCTCACAACTTATTATTTTCATTCAGTGTCTCCTTCTTCTCCGAGCAATGCCAGGAGTTCAGCAGCAAGTTCGGGGGTTAGTGTTGGTTGCTTCTTCGCTCGTGTCGAGGCAGCTCGCGGTTTGCGTTCGACTGGAGGCGATCGCTTCGAAATCCGTCGAGAAGCACGGATGGTGAGGATCAGAGCAAGCCTCGCTTCCCGGTCGAGTTCGGAAAAGCTGGGTTTTAACTGGGCGAGTTTGCTCATAAGGAAGACTCCTCTCCTACGACTTGCGACAGCGTTGCCTTCGCAATGTCCAACTCACCGCTGATGATGAAGGTTATGATGTTATGACGGGTCTCATGGTTCTTCTCAAGCAACCTAATGAGCGTGTCCAGCATGGCCCGGACAAGAGGAGACTTCAGCGCATAGGGAATTAGGCGTTTAAGAGCATCGTCCTGAGCTTCGGTTATTTCAACCGAGAGGCGTGGTTTGATTGATGGATAGGACATTCGTTAATTCTCCTTAAGCGCCTGATTAAGTAAGCGTTTTCGAAGGCTTATTATAGCACTCTTACGGCAACCGATTGCGCGGTCTAGTGTGCCTTTTATTAGGCCGTTTTCACGTAAGCGTAAATAGGCAGCTTTACGTTTGGAACTTCTTGGAGCGGTTTGCTTGTATTGTATTTTGAGAACTTTATAGTTTTCCTTACACTTATCTCGGAGAATTAGAAGTTCTTCTAGGGATAGTGAGTAAAGGTCAGGCATTGTTTTCATGTATGACTACTCCTTGGGTTTTCGTACAGTTAGTCCTGTCTCAAGCATCAGACGAATGCTGAGTTCATCGTAGGCAACAAGAGAGTCACAGACTACATCGAAGATGCAAGCGTTGACTAAGAGAGAGACGCAAGACTTGCAAGGCATTATACCGCCTGTTAAGTATAGGGTGGCTCCTTTTGTTGAGACACCATTTGCTGCAGCCTGAGCAATAACATTCGCTTCAGCATGAGTGGCTGGGCAAAGGTGGAGGCCTTCGCCTGAAGCAAAGCCGGCTACTTGCCGAGGGCATTTGTAGTTACAATGAAGCGCCTTGCGAGGAGGACCGTTGAAGCCTGTTGCTAAGATCGAGTCGTCTCGGATGAGGACCGCACCGACTTTTCGAGAAAGACATTTACTTCGGGAGGCGACCTCATTTGCGAGGTGCATGTAGTAGGAATCATGATTGTTGGGCATGTTTGTTTTCTCCTAGTAAGTTTGCTTCCATATCCCAGACAATTCCAGTGCCGTGACATGCAGGACAACTAACATCGTGCTCAGCGACATACTCCAATGCGCTCCCACCCAGTTTGATCTGTTCAGGCATTCACAGGACACCGAAACCGTCGCAGGCTGGGCATTTATATGGTACGGACATCTCGTTCTCCTTTCCTTGCGACCTAACACCGAGTTAAGCGGCGGCCCGCCCTTTCAGGCGGACCACTCTTTGTTAGGCTTGTTTAGAAGTTGAACAAGCCGTTCGACTTAGAACCCAGTTTGCTTCGAAGGAAGAATCCATCGCTTCACATCGTTCTGCAAACCGTACTGTTCGCTTTCAGTCTGGCGGAGAATCGCCCAGGCTTCAAGGCCGATGCACTGGGAGAGGGCGACGGGTTCGTTCAACGGGAGGCCATGGGCTTGTTTCCATTCCATGAAACTTTTCTTCTTGTTGTTCACTTGGCGAACGTCGTGAACACCTTTCTTCGGGAAGCCGATGAAGACGCTAATCTGCTTGACGTGCGGGTCGTTCACGTCCTCGTAACGGAGCTTCCAATAGTCGGCTTCGTTCTTGTCCACGCCCTTGGAGGCACCGATGCAGCGGAGCTTGACTTCGGTTCCGGTCGGATGAACGGTTTCTTCATAAACGTCATCGAAGGACATGTCCACGACGTCATCGTCGTCGGTGGAGGCGCCGGCGTTTGCGAAATCGCTGAGGAGGTCGTTTCCGGTGGCTTCTGTATCGAATTCAGTCATTTGTTTCTCCTTTATTCTTCTGTTGGTATTCTGCTATTGACAATCGTCGTCCAGAATTGTAAGAGTCCTTTACATTTTGGCTTTGGGTGCCACAATATAGATGCGCCGGGTTTACACAAGAAGGGTTATGGCAAATATGGTTGATTTGCCGATCGTCTGGAATCTCGTCATAGGTATGTGCATAGGAGAATCTGTGGGCCATTACACATTTCCCATTTATCCTAACATGTCCATATCCCCTATGATTTTACAACCAAGCCAAATCCAGCAATCTGTTGTCCTTCCTCTTTTAACCTTTCGCCAAAAATCCTCTGCGATTTTAGCTGCATTCCTTGGCAACCAATTATTTCCATATCTCGCTTCCACCGAGTTGATCTCCTTGTTGATGTTTGGGTTCGTTTTGCCATGGTTAGTTACTCTCCTTCCTTCACTGGAATCCGATCCTCGTAGGGCTTTCCTGCTTTTTTTAAAAGGGACGCAATGTTTGGCGGCTCAAACTGTTCGAGCTTTCCTTTGCGACCAAGTCGCGTTTTTGCAATCTTGGAGAATTCACCCCACGGCTGGGTGAGTAGGGCGCGCTTGGTTCCTTCTGGAGAGTCCTTCGTAACGATTACATAGACTTCTCCGAAGAGGATCGGAATGAGTTGTTGCAGATTGCCTGTTACGAGAAGCTGGTTGTGAAACTGTTCGGTTACTTTGTCCTCCTTCATCTGTAGGTGAGCTGTGATGATTACATTGCAGGGGAGGGAGGCTACCTTCTGAATGACCTTCTTTATTTTGGTCATCTGCGGCATCCAGTCGTCCTTCTGCGGCGTTTCGCTTAGGTGCTTTCCTTTCTTTATCCTTTCGTTGATTACGAGGTTCAAGGCGGCGACTCCAAGTGTCGTGAGGGAGTCGAGGAAATAGGTGTTAATGTAGTTGAAATAACCAGTGTCGATTCGACGCTTGAGCGAGGCGTCGAAGGCGTTGAAGGCGACTGGATTGTCGAGGGAGTCGACCTCGAACCTAGTGTCGGCTTTTACTCGTCCAGCTTTGATCTCATCCTCAAGAACGAGGGTTCCACCAGGGTCGAACGAATCGATGTGAACAAGGGCGGGCGAAGTCGCGGCAAGGGACGTTTTGCCACTTCCTTGGGCTCCGACGATGATTCCGCGGAAGGTGTCGCCGCGGGTGTCGGAAGCGTAGATCTTGTCGAGCTGAGCGACCTCGCGGTGGAACGCGCCAAGAGCGGCGAGGTTGGAAGGAGATTGATCGGGCGGCATTTTTACTCCTCTTCGTTGTTTGGTCTGTTCAGTTATTGAACGAGGCTATTCGTTGCCTGTCTTCAATGCACACTGTTCCTTCTTTGCTCGGTCCCGTGGGTCCCAGTATTCTTGCACAAATCCTAATGGGACTTCGTCGCATCGTTGGAGCGGATTAGGCCAGCTCGTGCAGAAGTCGTGATAGGAGCAGACCCGGTTCCACTTAGTGCAGTTGAGAGGGTCAAGAGGGAAAAGTCCCATAACATCCCTAGAACTTTCGATCTCATACAGCCCAGACAAGCCGTAAAGGTTGTCTTGCAGACGATGGCACCAATACTTCACCATTTCATGCCAGACTTGCATCTGCGGATACGTTTTCTCGCAAGGAACTCTTTCAAATTCTTGCGAGCGTTTGAGGAAAATCAGCCCGTTCACGCGCGCTCCCCAGACCTCATTCCGATCGAACATGGAGTAGAGGGCATGGACGTAGGTTCCGACCTGAATTGAAAGGTCCCATTGTGCGGCCCAAATGCGGCCTCCGCGGGAGGCGGTCTTGTGTTCGAGGCAGAAAAGCTTCTGGTTAGACTTGTCTCGAAGGATCGCGTCTTGTCGGAAATAGAGGCGCTGAGAGTTGGAAATTGGAACGAATCCTGAGACTTCGACGCAGGGTTGGTTTTCAATAGTGAGAGCCTCATATCGGTCGAAGTCACTTTGATACTCGGAGCAATAGCCTTCGATTGCTTCCGCAGCGGAGAAGGGATTTTTTGCGAGGTGATCATCGTCGGTTTCTTCACTGAACGAAGCGCGGTAGACTTCAAGGAATCGAGCGTAGGCCAAATCACGAACGGTTCGAGTGTGTTCGGGGCCGTAGGCGTTTCCAAAGCCGAAGCGGTAGAGGGTTTCGAGCGCCGCGTGCATGGCTTCTCCGAAAATCAGATCGAATTGAGCCCCCTCCGGGCGCCAACCGAGAACGTGACGATAAAAGAACATACGAGGGCAGGTTACGTAGTCCTGCAATTTACTGCTATCAATTATTTGAAGAGAGGGATGAAGTTCCATTAGTCGTCTTCCTTGTTTGAGATAAACAGGAGTTCCATGATAATTTCCAGCTTCTCAGGAGAGACCTTTCGAATTGCTCCAGTGAATTGCTGTCCGCTATCGAGAAGCGGAGAGAAGTGGATGGAGAGTTTTGCGGGAATGTAGCCGATTTCCTTTCCGTCGTAAGAGAGGGCAATCGCATGAGGATCAAATTTGTTTTCAGGCTCTCGTATGAGCTGGACTAAGTGGCCGGGTTTCATGGTGCGTAGTAAGGCCACATCGCAATGAAATTTTACTCCTGCGACGGAAATTGCGCCACATTTAATCAGCTTCATTCTTGTCTCCTTTTTCCTCCGAGTCGAAAACAATCGACCGGGCCTTGTATTTTCCATCCTCAAAAAGCAGCAAGTTTAGTCGTCCATGCCGACGGACGAAGCAAACTGCTGCGATCATACACATGATGGTTAGGGAGGTGGGAAGAAGAAAATCCTCCGCGTGTGAACACATGAGGGCTTTTTCAAACTTCCGCACCATGAAGGCTATGTTTCGCTTCCGGAGCAAGCCTTCGCTTAGGTAACGCAACGAGCCAAACCGTTCCGCGTCGGAGAAGTCGTGGGTGGAGCGGTTAACGATCCAGACGTTTCGCTTGGGACACGCGGGGCGTGTCATTTTGACTCTCCTTTTTTTGTGGGTTTTTCATAAGTGATCGAGTAGGTAAACATGTTATGCTTATCTGGAGGAAGAGTTTCAATATTTGTGATAATATAGCCATTATTTGTGAGTGCTGTTATTAAGGACTGGAAATCGTCCCTATAAACAGTTGCTTGCATGTTGGGCTCCTTTCTCATGCTTCGCACGAAGGCTTGTTTGAAAGTTGAACAGACCGACTTAGCTGGGCCGTGCCAGATTCGGCGGCATCTGCTTCGCCGACAAAACAAGCGTCTCTTCCATATTGCTTACGACGGCTTGAGTGAGAGAAGCAAGCGTTATGTTAAGCATTGAGATTGAGGCGGCGATCATAGCGAGGGCTTCTTCTCGGGTCTTCTTGTTGGATTGGGCATCGTCGAGGATAGCCTTTGACATGAGTAGCATGGCGGAGGAGTTTTGAAGCAGACCGTTTTTTTGTTCGGCTGAGATGGGCATCTTTGTTCTCCTTCTTTGTTTGGCTTGTTCAAGAATCGAACAAGCCTATTGTCTGAAGTAGTGCTGCGGGAGGGATTCGAACCCTCAATTTTGGAAGTTTTAGCCAGTCCGTTTATAACTTCCAAACTCCCTCAATTCCCGACAGAGGCTGGCGTGTCTTGTTGGGGGGCGTCCTTTGGAGTGCGTCTCCCTATAGGCCCTAGGATCTTTCCCTAGGGTATGTTGCTTCCGCCACCGCAGCAGAGTGGATGAAGACTACTCGGTAATAATTAATATGGCAGGATTAAGGACACCTTCTGATTCTTCTTGCCTTGTGTCTCCACCAATGTTTTTATTCCATGCTTTACGGAATTCCTCACCACGACTATGACATTGGGACACCATTTGGGCCACAGCTCCGGCCATAAAGCCAGTTATCCCACCAGTATTTGTTTCCTCATCAGCACGACAAATAATAACGTGCGGATCAAATTCTTGTTCCTCATCCAAGATCTTCATCACCTGTCGTGCCACATTAATACAGGTAGCGCCATATGGGTCTTGGTTTGCCTCTACCCACTTCTGCCAATCCTCTTGTTTTGTTATAGGCATTTCTTTCCTCCTTGATTATAGGATCTCAGCAAAAACCGCGCTTCTCGGAACTCCGCGGGCACTTGTCAGATGTTGGTATTTCACCCGGACTCGCTTACCAGGCAACAAAACTCGCTTCGTCCAAAGCTCGGCCCGCTCTTCAGCAGAATAACCTGTACCGACGCGGAAGGTTTCTTCACCTTCTTGTGCACGGCAAATAAGGGCGCCCAGGCGGGCTTTTGGCTCGCCATGCTGAGAGAGTTCTTCTGTTACAGCGATGATTTCATAAATGTCCTCCTTCTTCGGTTTAAACTTCATCATAAAGGTTGAGCGCCGACGCACGTAGGGCGCATCAATGTGCCGCACGATGATTCCCTCGTAGCCCTCTTCGAGAGCCCAGTCAAGTTGAGCTAGTACAGCACTTTGTTTGTAGACAATTTGGAAAGGAACAAGAGAAAGCTCATAAGTGAGGACGGAGACACTGGAGAAGAAATCGAGAAGTCGGGTTTGTCGTTGAATTTGTGGATGGTCTTCGTCAACCAAGTCAAAGCAGTGAAATTGGATGGATTCGAACTCGGGGTGCAAATCAACTTTCCGAGAAACAATTGAGTGGATGGTTTCGAGCGGAAGCCCGTGACAGTAAAGTTCGCCATCGAGTTCGACCGAGCGAAGGGAAAGGCGCTCGGAAAGGGCCTCGAATGCGCCTTGGATGTGGGGAACACTTTCGATAAGGTTTGCTTCGCTCGAAAACATCCGAACGACTCCTTCAGAGTCGATCACGACGCGACATCGTTCGCCATCGAGTTTAGGCTGGATGAGGAAGGGAGGGTTCCAGCGGAGAAGGCGCTTTTCCTCAAATGGATAAGCCAATTGGATTCCTGTTCGCCGTCCTGTTCGATGCCAGTCGCTTGGGGTTTGATTAATTACCATAAGCCTTCGAGCCTCCTATGCAATCCTTCTTCGTCTCTTTGAACGAAATTAGGAGACGAAGCGGCTCTGAGCCTTTCTGCCACGTAGTAGCAGGACCAAATCGCATTTCGAGCTTTCGCCGAAAATCTAAGATTTCTTGAACTCCGCCACAACTACACATTCTTGTTCACCTCCAGGTTCAAAGAAACCCAGGGCCTTTCGCGCGCCCTGGGCTCTTTCGTTAGTAGGCGGAACGCCTACAGGGCCGCAGCGAGGGCCTGAAGCTCTTTGATCTTGGCCTTTCGCTCTTCGGGAGACATGGCCTTCAACTGAGCCAAATATGCCTCTTTGGGGTCAACCGTCACACGAGGAGTTGCAACGCCGGGCTTCGAAGTGGCAGCTTTCGTTGTGGCACTTTCGGGAGTTTCGCCGTTTGCTACCAGACGGCGCCAGGTGTCCTGAACGAAGATCACGAGTTTCTGCTGGAGTAGGCTGAGAGCCACAGCTTCGCCAAGCTGTTCGGTAGCTTCGGACATGGACTGCGGAATGTTGTAGGAAACCTTCCCCTCGATTTTGGGCATGTTTTCGAGGACCTTGGTTTGTTTCCCATCAATTTCCTTCGTAACATAGCGCTTGGAACAGGTTACTTTTACGTCCTGCGTACTCATCTTTCGTCTCCTTCAATTTTGCGGTTTCCCGCGGTTAGATGGATTTCAGCTCGACGCACGTTGCGTTGGAGCCTTTTACCATCGTGATTATGAGAATAGCATAGTGCGAGAATGCTGTCAAGAGAAAAATTCACGGGCAGTGCGTTTTGAAAGCGGCTCGTTTGAAAGTTGAACAGACCGCTTTGCTGAATAGGATTAGATAATTTGAGCACCGAAAATACAAAAAGGACAAGTTGCGACAGCATAAGGTCCGGAAAGCCGAAAGCCTTCGATTTGAAGGAAACCATTTCCACATTCTTTAAGGGCGTAGATGTTACAGTCTGAGCCAATAATGTTTTCAGGATCATCGAGATCGGAAACGAACCAGACGCTTTCTCGGCGGATAGAAAGAATAGTGGCTTTCATTGAGTCCTCCTTCTCTCGTGTTCGTGAGATATCCTACAGATTGTTCGGGCTGCTGAATAGACCCTTGTTTTTGACACCTGTGTGCCTAGCAAAGCTTCGCTTTGCGGCTCGAAAGAGACGCAAATTTCGGCCAAGCGGCGAAGACGATTTTCCCAGTCGAAAGAGGGATCACGGCTTATTCGACGTTGGTATTTGGGGTTGTTTGGGTTGGTTCCGTTTAACATTCTTTCCTCCTCCTTAAGCGATAGGCTTGTTCAGTTATCGAACAAGCCTTGTTTAGAATATTATAAATATAATCCGACAAGCACCTTGTCCTCAACTTCTTTCTTCGTAAGGACACCTTTCTCAACTAGCAGTTGGACTAAATTGCCCAAGCACTTACCTGCGTTATTTGCGGTGCTCTGTGCCGTCTCAACAGCACCTCTTTCATAATCTGCTCCATCGATGTAGGCTTCTATGGCCTGGCTAATTGTGTCAAACTTGTTGCCATCATAACATTCTAAGCTCATTTATTTATCCCCCAGAATAAGAAACAAAGAAGAACTATAAGGGTGAAAAACCAAGAACGCTGAACAAAGGCAATCGTACTGAGAAGTAGAAGCAGAGTGGGGAAAAGAAGGGTTAGCTCCATCAGTTTTTTCCTTCTCTAAGCGCTCGGACTTGTTGTTGAAGCGCGGTGAGTTGAAGGCGAAGCTCGGCTAGTTCCAAGAAGAGGGCCTCAACTTCACGGTCGTCTTCAAGCAAGCCGCAGAGGGTGCGAAGACGGAGAAGTTCTTCGTTTAGGCGCTTTTCGCGGAGCCGGGTGGAGGATGAGGTGGTAATGAAGCTTAGGATTGACATGAGGAAGACTCCTCTTCGCGCACACACCGAACATAGAAGTCATTGAAAGTCTTATCGTAGGCGTACACGTAGCCAACGTAGAAATGCACGGCCCACGCGTAGTAAGTATAGCCCGCGCAGGTACTGCCCGACCAGTAATGGCTCGAGCGGCACGTGAATATTGAAGCACAGGCAGGATCATAGCATTTATAATCTATGATTCCTATAAGTTCTTCGATTGTAGGAAGCCTCCAATCTGAGTGCTCGGCCAGCGTTAGAGTCTCTGCATATTCTTTGGCTACGTGCCAGGTTCTTCGTACTTCGTCATCAGACTTTTGCCAAAGAAGGCCTGTTTTAGTATCGGAGATTGTTCCATCTCCGTTGTCGATGAATCGAGGCATTTTATTCTCCTTTTTCGAACGCCTTTCGAATCGCACGGTTCCATTTGTCTGCGGCTTCTTCGGGAGACTCGGCCTGCGGCCCGCTCGCATCGCAATCGTGACAGAAGGCGAACCACGGCCCATCATGTTCGAGGTCGGTTCGTTCGGAGCCGCAGAAGGGACATTCGAAGAGTTGAATGTAGGTTTTCGTCGCGAAGGTCCGACGGCGCGCTTCGAGAAGCTTTTCGGATGCTGGATGACATCCATGTGAGGCGAAGTGGTCGGTTTCGGAATCATAATTTACCCAAAGACCACAAAATGGACAAGGTTCAAGGCTCATTCTCGGCTCCTTTCTTCTTCGACGACTTCCTCCTGCTCGTCATGGTAAATCTCCAAACAATAAGGCGGATAAGCATCAAACGGAGGCGTGGTCCACAAAGCGATTCGGCGAACAGAAGAACCTACTATTGGATAACTTACTACTCCATTTTGTTTTGTAAAACGATAGATCTTAGCGCGGTATAACATAGCGTTGTCTCCTTCTTCTTCAGTCCCAGCATCCCTTTCAATGTGTAACTACTCGGTTAATCTTTCGAAGGCCAGGTTGAAGCTGAGCACGAACAATTGGCTCGAAAAGCCGATAGGCGTTCGCGTCGAGTTGGTCTTCGACGAATTTTGCCTGCGGGAAGGCCAGCGCGAGGAAGAGTCTTGGAGAAATGAGAAGGACGGTTTCTTTCTTCTTTGTGGGTTCCATCTTAATACCTCTTTCTTGTTTGTGTTTAGTGCTTATTCGCCAGGCAACGCTTTGCGTTGTCGCGTTGTAAAGAGGCTTGTTCGACTTCTGAACAAGCCATAAGCTCTTTTTACTACTCATCCTGCGTTTCCGGCCCATCTGACCGATATTAAGCCAGATGGATATCTCCATCCACATAATTCATACCCTGTATTACGTCCCACATAGGACGGATTTCCCCGATTCGTTCCAACTCGGCTAAGGTTTTATCGCCGATGGAAATATCCTTGGCGCAATATTCTCCTGGTTGGATTTTTTTGAGGCTCTTTAGTTTGGTAATAAAATCAGGTTGTTGGATGCTTTCGCCTGACGGATGTCGGAATAATGGCCGTGTAAACCTAATTGTTATTGACATGTTATCTCCTTAATTCGACTCGGACTCGGACTCGGACTCCGTCCGCGCTGGCGGTCGAGCGAAAGCCCGAAGGCGTTCGCGTTTCTCGGCTTCTTTCTTCGTAAACTCCTTCATGTTGAAGGTTTCTTCAACAAGTTCAACATTGCCAACCTGTTTCTTTCTAAGCTCCTCAGTAAAGCTACCTAACTTCTCCTTTTGTTCTTTTGTTCTTTGCTCTTGGCGGTCGACTCGAACGGCTTTCTCAATTTGGTTTCGTTCCTTGTCTGAACCACGTCCTCGAATCGGCTCGAAAATCTGAACATCCTCTTCAATTCGAACCGTTGGTGAGCAAGGCTCGACATGTTCGGGATACTCAAATGACCTCGAACCATCTGCAAGGAGCCAAAAGGGCTCGCCATTTTCAACACCATCTGGGATTCGCCGTCCTTCTCGCCTTGCAACTTCTCTTGCCAAAACGTCCCATTTTTCCCCAGTCGGATTAAAGTCGGCAAAGCCCGACATCTCTGCCGTGCGGTCGATGGAAATTTGCCGACAGAGGGTTGGCTGGTTCCGTCCGCTTCGATTTATCTCATAAATCCCCATCCTTCCGAGTATCTCAACAGCTTCCTCGTTTGAAATAGTTTCGAAACGTTCGATTAGGCCATTTTGCACCAAAACGTCGTGAAGGAATAGCAAACTGTTTCGAATCATTTCGCTTTTTGTGGAAAAGCGGAAATTCTCTCGTGCCATCCCTTCCGCAATTCGAGCGAGTACGCGGATGTCAATTCGCGCCTCAACCACGGCGCTTTGCTTAAGTGCACGTGGGTCGAAACAAGCCATAGGCTCACTGTTTGCTTTCTTGTTCTTATTACTCATCCTCTTTCCAATCCAAACATTGCGTGCTCCGCACGCTGGGCTCGCTTGGAGAGCCAGCTACAACTAGATGCCAGGATTACTATGAGGAACAATAAGCTCCCATGCGCCAGGATCTTTCTCATATGCACTATGGAAGATCGGACAATCCCCTGGAACATGGATAAAGAAGTTGGTCAGTACATCATCCGAAATCTCGGCAATGCACATTAGGACGCGCTCACCATCACGAAACTCCCAATCTCCGACGGAATTCTTAACTACCTCAATTTCTCCCATTCTTTTGCTCCTTTGAGCAGAGAGAGGCTTGTTCGATAGCTGAAAAAGCCTCTCTCATTCCAACTAACGATGGAACTCTATAAGTAGCTCCTTCAAAACTGCGACCTGCGCCTCAGCCTCAATCGCCCGAGCTTCACTTGCGCGGGCCACTTGAATCGCCTTTTCAAACCGCTCCACGAGAAGATCGATAGAGAGCAGCTTAAGCCGCGCAATCAATTCCTTCTTCTGCTCCGCATCTAAATTAGTAATTTGCTCCTGAATTGAAAGCTTCAAAAGAATCACCTCCCTTCGTTTGGCTAGCCGAAGCTAGTAGAACTTACGCTGTATGCGAAGCATACAGACATACAATAAGACTTACACTTCGAGATGTCAATAGCAAAGAAAGCGAGCAAATTCAGCTACTTACACTCGTAAGCGCGTGTAAGTCTCTCGTAAGCTCTCTTGTATACTGTATACTTGTAGACTACCCCAGACGGGGGGAGTTGACACTCGTGAACGGACCTGACGCTGGCTACGCCAGCTCGTGCTCCGCTCGAAGCGCCTACGTGGTCGGCTCACCGACGGAGAGCCTACTACTCAGGCTTCTTTTTTGGTTTCTCTTTCTTCCTTTTTTTTTTTTTTTTTTTTTTTTTTTTTTTTTTTGGAAAAAAAAAAAAAAAAACCCCCCCGCGGCGCCCCCCCCCCCCCCGCCCCGCGGGCCCCTCGCCCCCCTCAACCCGCCACCC